GAAGCAGGGCGACCGATGCCCCCTCCCCGTATTTTGGACGGACTATTACCGCAAGAACAACTACGGGAAGGACAAGAAGGCGATGGATGCCCTCCAAGCCCACATAAACTCTTTACCCACCCCCTTGGGGTAAACCATCGCTTTAATTCCCCTTATTCCTACCTATTTAATAGGGATTATCCCATGGGGGAACCAACCCCAACGGGGAGGCTTTCGCCTCACCTTACCCCATTAGGGGCCATTAGACCCCCTTGGGGACATGTCCGGTCCCAACCACGGGGAAAACCCCTTGAACCCATTTAAACCCACCTAATAAAGGCATAGGGGGTGGGTGCGTAAATTCCACTTTCCCGAAGGGAGGCAGGGGGGTCGGGAGGGGGACCCACCCCCGTGGGAGTACATGTGTCTTCGTTTGTTGTTTGTAATATCCCCCTGTGTGGTACATGGAGTCCCTTGGGGAGGACTGGGTGTTTACTGTGTCAGGTAGAGATGAGGTGTGCAACTATCGTTGCGATAGCAACTTGTCGTTAACATATCATTTACATAATCTCCATGTGCGAGGTAGGGGGATAAGTGGGTTCCCCGGAGGGGATTTGGGTTTTTCCTATATTGTAATAGGGAAATGGCTGAAACCCCAGTGTTCATAGGGGGGTCTTTTTCCATTTTGGCCAAATTAGTGTATGAAATGGAAAAAAATTGAGTGAAAAAATAAGTTGTTAAAATTATACAACACTTTCCATTTTGTCGTATCTTTGTGGTATGGATTATAAGAAGTATAGTGATTTGCCTTCGTATGAGGAGACACCTTTTGATGTGTTGGATGGTGTTTCGGCTGGTCGGGAGGTACGGTTTGGGAATTATAAGACCGTGAGTGTTGAGGGGAAGGAGTTTGTGGGGAGGGAGATGATCGTGGGTAATCCCGATGAAGACCCCAAGTACACCGATTCCTTACCTTACCTCAAGGTGTTCTTGCCCAATATGATCCCCGTGGAGGAGATGGATTCTGCGGAACTCAAGGTGTTTGGGTATATGTGGAAGCGGGTGACGAGGGGGTCTGACATCGTTTTTTTGCCCATAGACGAGCTAATGGGGATAACCAAGTATAAGACACCCAAACCGTTGTATGATGCCATTAAAAACCTCTGTAATCGGAAAATCATTGCGCGGAGGGCGGGGGCTGTCAAACATGCCTACTTCATAAACCCCAACCTCCTCTTTAACGGGGCGAGGACTGGTTTGATTAATAAGCCGGGGCGAGAGGCTTTCAAGGCTTCACTCCACCCGTTCAAGAAGCAGGTAACACCAAATGACAACTTCAATGGTGCATGATTAACACCATTTAACCTTTTCGGGTAAGCCACAAAACCTACGTTTGCCAAAATTAAAATCAATCAATATGTTTACAAGACTTCTTCTTTTTATCTTAGTGTGTGTAGCTGCTATATCACTGGTTTGGTGTCAAGACCACCCGTTTGTTACGGTCGTTGCCATTTCGATATTTGTGTTGCAGATAGCCATGTCTATCAGCGATGCCAAACGCAATGAATCCTACAATGAAATGAAGGAGGAACTAAAAAATACCAAACATGATTTGGAGATGACGTCTAACCGGCTAAAAAGCCTCGATAAATTATTGGAGGTAGCAAGGGGAGATGTTAAAAGGTTGGAGGCAGAAACTTATCCCAATCCCTACAAGGTTGGTGACACTGTGCGCCACGCATCGGGAAATAGAAAAATGGTGGTTGGCTTCCTTTATGACTGGCCCAATGTGTATTGTGAATGGATGGAGGGAGAGAAGAAGTGCCACGAAACCTTCGATTTCAGAACATTAAAGAAAACCACGAAATTCTGACCATGAGCCGCGCCATTAACAGGCACTATGCCGAAAAATTCAAAAAGAAAAAGCACCCCGCCGCGAAGTGTGGGGTTGCCAAATGTCCCGTGTGTCACCACCATAAGTACATTGGGGGAAATAACAAGGCCGCAATAAAGGCCAAGTACCGCAATTTGGATAAATTGGATTGAATCATGGCGAACAAAGGTGGTAAAACAAGCAAGTATTACGGGGTTTCGTATTGCCAAGCCATAACGGCGCGAAACACGGCAGATCGTCAGTTTCGTGAAAATCACAGATGGTTGGCGTCCATAGTTAATGACAAAATAAAACTGAGAAAGCATTATGCGACAGAGCGCGAAGCAGCCATAGCCGTTGACAAGGCGCTAATCCTAAACGGGGAGCAGCCAAGGAATATTTTGAAGCCAACAAATAAAGCAAAGAAGAAATAACCAATGAAACTCACCCGCGCGGAAAAGAGACAGAGGAATAGGGAGAAGCAGCGCCTACTCGATGAGTACAGGGAGGAGCATCGGTTGGCCCAAAGGGAGGAGATATTCCGCCTCATTCCCCTCGTCTTGGCCCCCATTGGGGTGATAAGGGTGAACGATGCCTTCTTCATCCCCTCGGCCCACTTGTATAGCAAACCAAAGTATGTGAAACATATCCGCAAACACTTGAGGAAGATGTTTAACGTACCGACGGAGGGAGGTAGGTTTCCTACCTTTATCGTGCAAACACGGGTTCACGGGGGATTGAAGGGGATAGGGATATGGAGGATTGTGTAAAATGAGCACCGACTACCCCCACCAAATAGTTGATGAACCCACCGTGGGGATGGGTTATTTCGTGGATAACCCCCATTGGTGTCCCATTGACCACCGCAAGGTTCCCATTGACCGCCTCCGTGACCGTTTCCTCCTCAATTACAAGTTGTGGAGGATGTGCAAGATCGCGGGGATCAGCCCCGCCTATGTGGTTATCAGCATGGGTTCCATCACCCGTAACAGGTGGCCCGAAGTACACAAGTGGTTTTTCATGCCCACCTCCCCCCACTTTAAGTTCGAACAGGGGGTGAGGCGTTCCCTCTACTTTGTCAAGAAATATTTGAAGGAAAATGATATGACCCAAAAGAAGATGTCCCAACGGAAATTGACGGGGCGGCAGAGACGGTTCCTTATTGCCGTTGACCTGTTGAGTAGGGTACAGGCCGCACGGAAAATATGTGCCTCCCACCGTATTCCCTTGCAGGTGGTCGAACAGAGACTTGCGATGGATATGGGGTTACTGCTTAAAAGCGAGAAGAAAGGGGTGTATTATGCCAAATGTTTGACCAGCCTCGATATGCCCGAAGAAATGGACTTGGTTCACGCGGATATAAAGGAACTGTGCAGGGCGTATAATGTGATGTGTACGGTGATTGACGGGCTTGTGAAGCTCAAAATGAGGGGTGCGGATTATGAGGCGGTGAACAAGAGGGTGAATGACGCCAATCCCCACAAGAAGGTACTGTCGCGGTTGGGGGTTGAGATAGAGGATATAGAACCCGAACACTTTGACGCCGACAATCCATTTTTGTGATTAACACCATTTAACCTTTGTCAGAAACAAACCACAATAGATTTGCCGAATGGACATATTGACACAATTAGAAGATATAGACCTCAAAATTGAGCAATGGATATGGAATCCGCATGAAGGGCAACCCCCAATACTTAACCTGAGAATAGTTTATGATGGCGTTCCGTATCAAACACGGATGCACATTCATAAGGACGGATTAGTTGTCCCTATTGGGGACTTAATAACCAGACTTATTAAGCAAATCCCATTCAAATACGAAAATCATAATACAGAAAAGCCATAATGAGCGAATTACCAAAACTACCAAACATAACTCTCGACTTTGAGCAATGGTTAGAGAATGATAGTGAGGTGAATGGCCGCTTGATCTATCACATGCGCACTGTTTACAACGGTGATGTTTATCGCAAGATTTCCTACATTAGGAAGAACTACTCATCCTCAGAACAGGCGTTATGTATTAACACGTATAGAAATTATATGTTAAAAGCAATAATTGACGACTTAAAACTTGATTTACCAATATCCGTGATTGAAAATAATAAAATGAACCTACAAATGTTTGGGTCTCGCCTGTTGGTCAGACCCCTCGACGGGGACGAGGCGGTTGAATCCGCATTCCTCCAACCCGACCAAATGAAACAACGATGCCAAAAGGGGGAAGTGGTTGCCATTGGCCCCACCGTGGAGAAGTTAAAGGTGGGGGATACAGTCCTCTTTAGCATGTACGCCCCCAAGGAAACGGTGGTGGGCGGGGAGAGGTATGTGATATTGATGGAGAATGACGATGAAATCTTTGCGATACTGTAAATTGCACTAAACGCTGTTATGGATACGGAGTTATTGAATAAAATGGTAAATGACAAATTGGTATCGGTTCAGAAACACCCTGATTCCGACTTGTTTATTTACAACTATACTCCAAAGGTGCAATATGATAGGCTTTGGAACGAGATAACGTTAATGACCCGTGGATTGATATTAGGTGCGCAAATGAATATCGTTTCAAGACCGTTTAGCAAATTCTTCAACTTGGAAGAACACGACCCCAATGAAATACCATCATTGCCATTTGACGTTTATGAAAAAATGGACGGGTCTCTCGGTATATTATACTGGTTAAATGACATTCCATTTATAGCTACGCGAGGAAGTTTTACGAGCGATCAGTCCCAACACGCAACACAGGTTTTACACAATAGATACCGTCATTTATTTGACAAGATTGATCGGGCATCCACATACCTGTTTGAGATAATCTATCCACAAAACAGAATAGTTGTGGATTACGGGGATATGGACGACTTGGTGCTGCTTACTATCATTGACAACCACACAGGAGCCGAACGAATAGAGAACATTGGTTTTCCAATAGTAAAAAAGTTTGATGGGATCAATGACTTAGCCGAACTGAAAGCATTGGAGGAAGACAACAAAGAGGGGTTTGTTGTGAGATTCAAAAACGGCTTGCGTGTAAAGATGAAGTTTGCCGAATACGTAAGGCTGCACAGGATAATTACGGGCGTTTCAAATGTTGCAATTTGGGAATACCTATCAGACGGAAGGTCTTTTGACGAACTATTAGAAAAAGTCCCCGACGAATTTTATGATTGGGTGAAGAAAACACAACTTGAATTGGTAGCGCAGTTTGAAGCCATTCATACCGAAAGCAAAAATGCTTTTAAGGTATTGCCAACTCGAAAAGAGACGGCATTATATTTTCAGACGCAAAAGTATCAGTCGGTTTTGTTTTCAATGCTCGATAAAAAATCGCCTGACAAGGTTATTTGGAAGATGGTACGACCAAAATATTCAAAACCATTCAGAACAGTTGCCGACGGTGACTTTTAATAACTACAAAAAATGACCGCCATCCTCCCCTACCACGGCAAATGCATGTGGGATGAACTCCGCTACGCGCTTCGCGCCCTTGAGACCAACGGGCGGGGAATAACCCAACTCTGCATCATCGGGGACAAACCCGATTGGTGTCAACCCGACATATTCATCCCCCTCAAAAACGAGGGGGCCACCAAAGAGGCATGCATAGCCCACAAAATAATGGCGGCCTTCAACCACCCCTCCGTGGGGGAGGACGTCCTCTTTATGAACGACGACCACTATATCCTCGACCCCATCGAACTAACCGAAATCCCCTATTACAGGGATGGGACACTCGAAAACCAAATCGCGCTGAGGGGGTTCGGGGCGTATGGGAAGGAACTGAAAAATACGTTGGCCTTCTTGAGGGACAATAACTACCCCACGTTTCACTACGATATTCACGTCCCGATCAGGTATAACAACTATCGGTTTGAGACGGTTTATCGGGCTGTGGATTGGTCAAAGAGGCCGACTTATGTAATCAAGTCATTGTACACGAACGTGAACTTGTTGGGGGGGATGGAGATGAGAGACCCCGTAATAAGGTCGGTGGATACAAGTTATTGGCAGTTCGGTATGCCCTTTATGTCCACCACGGATAACGTGCCATCGCCAGTTAAGGAGTTCTTGTACGACAGGTTCCCGACTAAATCGAGGTGGGAACGGTAATCTCCCCCTCGACCCACTCCTTACACCCCTCGAAGCTATACAACCCCTTTGCGGCCATTTCGAGGCTATTCCTAACCTCCATATCCATCGGGTTGAGATAATCGCTTAAAACGGGCCGCTTGCGCATCTGTTGGGGTGTCATCACTATCCCAAACGACGAAAAATCCGTTCCCCTCGGGAACCAATGGTCATCCGATATGTAAACGGGGATAGCCCCCTGTCGGATGGCCTCGGTGATCCTGAATGAAGTCGGGCCATACCCCCTCGGACACAGGGCAAACCACGAACGGGCCAATATCTCATTGTACTCGTCTTCGGGCATGTCCCCACGGAGTTCGATATGGGACTTGGGGTAATCCCCAAACACATCGCACATCTCCTTGCGCAAGGGGTGGGTATTGCTCCCCACGAAGCTGACCTCTATATCCCTCTTGACACCCAATATGGTCTTGGCGGGTTGGCAAATCAGGGGGATTATGTTGTCGCGGTGAATGGCGTTCCCGAAGGTGGGTGTCCCACTCATGGCGAATACCTTGCAGTCGAGCCTCGATATGTCCGTGAGGATTCCATCGTCGTATTGGACAATGGTGAAGTAGGGGACGGAGGTGGGTAAAGAGTTTATGTGGGCTTGGAGGGCATCCATCGCCTTCTTGTCCTTCCCGTAGTTGTTCTTGCGGTAATAGTCCGTCCAAAAGACGGGGAGGGGGCATCGGTCGCCCTGCTTCCACACGTAGTTGTACCAAAACCAATTCTCGAAGGGGGGTCGGTTGGAGGACGGGTATGGCCTCACGTCGAAGGGCATGAACGCCCTGTTGTAAACGTCAACAGTCACAGGATGATTTTGTGGTTATTGCTGCGGCAAAGAGTACCCATGCCCACCCCTGACGGTCGAGGTAAATCATCATCCCCATGATTAACAGGAGGACGATGGGGACAATGTTATGTTTGATCTGTTTCATAAAAGTGTTTTGCGTATGTAGAATGCATCCCCCCACGAGCCGCCCCCTGCCTTGGCGAGTTCAACAAGTTGAAACCCCTTGGCTTCGAGGTACTCATTGGTGGGTTCAAAGAGGGCGCAACCCTTGTACACCTCCTCGAAACTAACCTCTGTATAGACGGCATCGAACCGATCAAAGTCCTTGTCCGAAATACCGTCCATCGCAAAGAGGTCGTGGCCCTGCAAGTCAGTAACCAAATAGTTGATCCCCTCCATGTCCACGTCCAAGTCCTCAAAGCGGGTTAAAACTACCTCAACCTCGTGGGTGAAGTGGACGTTGGGATGGTGGGTGATGTGTGTCCCAAAGTCATGTAATGACGAGGATTCCCCATGATTGCTCGCTACCTTCATGGTGGTATGTACACCCGTCTTGTTGGACACGGCCGCTTGGATGCAGGTAACGGCCTCATCGCCCCCCGTCAGTTTGACCAATTTCTCAAACACTTCGGGTATCGCTTCCACGAAAATAACCTTGGTGATCCCCTGCTTTTTGTAGCGGGCAAGTTCCTGCCCCTCGTTGGCCCCCAAATGGAGTACCCCACGGGGGCGGAACTGCGGGTATGCCGCGCAAATGGATGATAGTTCTATAATCATACTATTTACGAAATTTTAGTTAGTAGAAATGAATTGCCACCATTCTCCCATTGGAAGTACAAATTAACCTCTTTCTTTATCCTGTACCCATATTTAGAGATCGTGGCCATAAAATCCCCACGGTTAATAATGGAATGATAGGTCATGCCCCCGTATGATGGGTTGGTCACAACCCGTGTTGGCCCACCCGAAATTTCCTGGCGGTGAATAATCACGTCCCCACGGGAATTTGAAAGCAGTTTGTTGAGCGCGTCAAGGGGGCGCTCCATAATGTCAATGAACCCATTGGTACAGACAAGATCATATTCCCCGATCCACGTTATGTCGTCATTTACAAAGTCAATATAATGGAAGTCCCCATTGGGGTAATTCCTTTTGGCGCACCCCTCAATGATGTGTGGATAGTCTGCGCCCGTGTATTTGGAGGAATAACACAGTTCGGACAAGAAGGCCGTCCCGCATCCAATATCGAGCATGTCACCATTATGCCCCTTGGAATTAGAGATCAGGTCAACGAGGATAAACAGGTGTTTGAAATATTGAAAATCACGAATGGAAGCCTCGTAAAACTTATTCATTTCGTCAACCACAAAAGGCTCTGTCCAACATATTTTATTACTCATTGGGGCAAGTGAATTTAGCTAATGCGAAAACATGATCCTCTAACTTCATAAACTGTTCTATGCAATGGTACTCTGGCCGGTCATAGATAGGATTGGGGTTCCTGTAATCATGCACAAAAACGGTCGCGTGGGGGCAATGTTCCTTTACAGCCATCGCGCAATACGGTCGCGCCCTCCCGTCAATGAACACAACTAACTTTTTCTCCCCCGAAAGATCGAATTTCCTTATTGAATCAACGTAGTCCTTATACTGCTCATAAGTTCCATCCTCCCCTGCGCCTTCTTGAGCGTTCCTTGGGATATAAAGGACGTTGGCGTTGCTTGGGAGATTGACCATAACTTCATTGTAGTAGTCTATGTTATGCTCCACGCTTATGACTGCCTTAGCCGACTGGGCAATGTGGTGGGTTGACATCCCTGACCCGTACTCAAAAACAAAGGTATCCTTGTCAATATGGGAAAATAGGAGATGTTCCTCCTCCTTATTGTTGAGGGATGCTTTGGTGGCATCGTGTTTTGCATGTGGTATCATGTAGTCGGTTTTTTGGCACACAGCCACGTTACGATTTGGTATCGGTCGTCCTGATGTTCGGCCAAGTTATTCAGGTAATTGTTTGGGGAACCGTCAACAACCCAATCGCTGTGACCATCGTGGATGGCGTTCATTGCCCCTATGCTGCCCCAATATCCTCTCTTTACAGTTTCAAGGCCACTATACTCACAAAGGACATCATAGGTGTCCGTACTGAACCTCCAATAGTCTTTAGGGCAAGGATGGTAGATATACACAAAATTGCTCGTCACTACGAGGTGGCCTCCGGGCTTCAATATCCTGAATTGCTCTTTGAACAATGACGCGGGATCGTTCTTAACATGCTCTATAACAAAGTCAGCCACGATGAAGTCAAGGGAATTGTCCTCAAATGGCGTGGCCGCCATGTTAATGTGGGGGTACTCTATGTCATTGATCGTGCATTTTGACAACCCCAAAATGGAACACAGGTTTGTTGATCCCGAAATGGATAGGCACTTCTTTCCCTCCCCGTCATGCTCAGACAGCATATTTTCTAAATCGGTGTAGCACTTGTGCCTTGTTAATAGGTAACTCATATAAATTTGAATAGTTGGTTTTTGAATTTATCCTGCAAAGATGCCATATCCCGCAGGATCACGTCGGGATGCTGGCCCTTAAATGGTAATGTGAAGGCATCGCCCCTCGCTGAGGGTATAAACTCATGGACACCCCTGTTATCCCTCTCGATCTGTTCCCGTAATTCGGGGTGAAGCACCCATTTGAGCCAAATGTTCTCAAAATAATTGGGGACACAGTTGCCACTTGAAATCACGGCCCCTTCGTAATACTGTAACTTCTGATGAACCATTGACGGGGACACATAGCTGTAATGGAACATCTCGTGGCCCGTGGCTTCAAACAGTTGTTGTCCCGTAATGTGTCTGCCTTGTAGTGGTACGCCGTTGAGTGATAGTGTGGGCGCCCTATGTGTCAGGTACTCACACCCCCTCTCGTATTTAAGAACCCTCACGAAATCGTGTTCTGCCTCGAAGCCGCCCATAACATGGTCAAAGCCACCAAAAAAGGTATTGCTCTTAAATCCAACGCTTTTGGGCTGTTCCTTTTCCAAAAACCTGATGAGCGATTCAAGGTGTTCGGGCTTATGAACCTCGTCAGCATCCACACAGAGTACGTAGTCCGTGTCGCTTGGAACCATTGAGAACCACGCCCTGCATTGCTCCGTCTTTTCCGCAAATGATCCCCGCACCACAGCAACCTTGTCCCCGAATGAAGAAAGGATGTCCATCGTTTCGTCAGTTGAGCCAATAATGCCCTTTGACTGCCACCATGATACTGGCCCCTCGGCTATATAAACCCGATCAACAAATGGGATGATGGATTCAATGGTTTGCCTTAACACAAAGTCCGAATTAAGGACGATCATTCCTGCGGATATTTTCATAACAATTCGAATTTAGCGTAGTCGGAAATATAATCGTTGGGATCGTACTCATGTGAACACACAACACAAACCGATGCGCCCTCTGTGAACACAAGGTCAACCCAAGTGAGCGGCGGGATATAGATGGATTCCCCTTGGGTTAGTGAAACCACTTCGGGGAGGTCTGTGAATGACGGGTTTTTGCAATGGAGACTTAGGTGTACGATTCGTGAGAGGCAAATAAAGAATTGGTGACATTCCTTATGCGCGTGATTCCCCCTCGTGTGGCCGTCGGGGACTGAGTTGATAAAGAACGTTCGTTTAACCTCAAAGGGGATTGCGGAGTGGTCTATGACCATCAGGACACCCCTCTCGTCACTAATCGTTTTTAATTTGTTCATTGGTAAATTGAATTACTTTGTTTATCTCATATTCGGTAAGCGCCTCGTGGAATGGGATACTAACCGTTGTTTCCCGTTCCGCCTCTGAGAGTGGTAACGATGCATGAAAGCCAAAGATAGGTTTGTCGTGGCAGGTATCGTAATGGATTCCACAAACAATACCATTGGCCTTGGCGGCCTCGATAAATTCTCGGTTGTTTCTTACATTTATCCTATACAGGTGTTCGGACACGTTGGAAAGCCCAAAGGCTGTATTGTACTTGTGGCGAACTTCTACCAGCTTCTCCTTTTTCTCCTCCAACTTAAAAAAGTTGCGCATGGCTATTTCAGCCTGAATGGAGTTCATGTACATCTTGTATCCGATACTATTCTGTTTCCTGTCCCAATTATTCTCCGCGAAGGACATCCCGTTCATTGACATCTCTTTGAGTGCCTTGTAAAGGTTTTTGTCGTTGGTGGCCACTATTCCCCCGTCACAACTCCCAATGGGTTTTGTCGGGTACATGGAGTACACTATGCACTTTGCAGACCTTCCATACAGAGCAAACTGATCTTTGTAAATGGCCTGTGCGGAATCTATAATTTCAGGGGTTAGACGATATTCGCCCCCGACCCAATTAGTGTTGTCATAAAATCCCACTTGGGAGCCGCCCGTGATAATTGCGTTGGGAACCACAGGGGGTATCATGGACGGGATAGAAACCGTTTGTGGATTAAACAATTTGGTGAGGAGGAAAATGGCGCTCGTTGCGCTATTCAGCCCCACGGCATACTCAGCCCCCACGTAGTTGGCAATGACGGTCTCAAAGTTCGACACACACCTGTCGTGTAGCAGGTTGTTGAACATGACCGTGTTGATTACGTGGTCGTTTATGTGAAATAGCTTAATCATATTTCAGACATTATTTTAACAAACTTAGGTTCATCCCTGTGAATGAGGGCTGTATTTGGTTCCCCGTGGTCGTCGTCAATGCTTGCCAACACCTCTATTTTTGGGACATATACTTTATGGTGGAACGACGGGTTGTAATCGTTAAACTCGTATTCATGCGGCCTGTGGCCCAAGTTGCGGTTCCAAAATCTAAGGGCGAAGTTCCTCGTGGTAATCATGTTCACCCCTAACCAATACCTGTGTCCGTAGTGGGTGCAATATTTGTAATGGTTTTCAGGCGTGTTTTCGTAAATGTAACCATGTTGGGTCTCCGTAATTTCGGTAAGTGCGGAGAGGCTATTGAGTTCAATCTTGTGGAAAGAAGCCTTCATTACGTCGCATGAATGTTGCTGCATTTCCGACAACATGGAAAACAATATGGCCCTGTCATCCAATGTCATAAATGCGTCCTCTATGTAATTCAGCACAAATGGCTGATAACATTGTTCAAGAAGATGCATATACGTTTGCCCATAACTACTAACATCCCCGTTGTAGATCAGGAAATCCCCCGTGTGCCTGACTAATGACAATGACGACACACATGCTCTGTGGTACGTTTCCCTCGTGGGGTCTGTGATCTTAATAACGCCTACTATGTCAATCATTGAGGATACAGGATATTACTTGGTGATAATGTTCGTAATAAGGCTTAATATGGCTTTGCGAAGACGGGTTCCACTCCCCTTTGAGGGAATCGGCCCATTCGGTATTGCTTATGTAACGGAAGTGAGAGAAGTGATAGAATATGACTGGTTTGGTTTGCGGATTTTCCGTACACCACGGTGCCAAGTGCGTAAATTCCTGCGCAACGTCAAATACTGTGACATTCTTTCGAAACAGGTCATATATGAGAGCAAGATAGCCCTGATCCCCACACTTTCCGTATTGGCTCCTGAACAGGTTCCCTGTCTCCCGTAGCCATCCTATCCAACAATTACTTGCTGTGCGGCCAATGCGATCATTCTTCAATACAACGACGCCCACGTTAAAAGAACCTACTGAACAGTATGGGTTGTACATTTGGGTAAATCGGTGGGTGTGGATGCCTATTGAGTTCCCGCCAATGGCTTTAATGATTAGGGATGGCGCCATGTAAAACAAGATGTCCGCATCTACATAAATTAGGTATTCGTTTTCTGCGCACTTAGGGAGACACTTGTTTATCCAATAGGGACTGAGCGCCCATATAAAATTGTCGTCCTTGCTCCCGAAGTCAGACCCCGCTGCCTCCCGTAGTTTGCCGAGGGAATCGTCGGTATTTCTTAATTCACTAAGTTTCGTTGGTATCACCCCATCAACTCCCCGCGCCACCACATGATCGAAGGTTTCGTCGTCGTTACACAACAGGTGGACAATGGCATCGGGTTCGTGGTTGCGGACAGACCACCACATTGCCAAAAACTTGGGCAAGTAGTTAATGTCACAATGGGAGCAAAAGGTCAGCATAATGGAAATTTAACCCACTCAGGGGGTAGTATGTTTGATGAATTAAGGTGGGCATTGCCGGGGCCAAACCACGTTTCGGGTGTGGGGGCCACCGTTTCCCCGCCGCCAAATATAGCGGCCCAATAACTGAATGTCGAATTACAAATGATGTGGTTCTCACAACGACTCATTAACTCCAAATCCCCCATCGTGTCCCGACCCACACTAAAGTCAAAAAGAGCGCCCCGTAAATGTTCCCTGCACCACGGGATGTCGTCGGAAAATACCAATACCTTTTTGGGGTTCAGATACTTGATGGCCTCGCTGATATACCCCGTGGTGATCGGTGGGTGTTTGTGGGCCAGTTGAACGTAGTCCCCCCTGCGGACGTGGAGGGACGTGTATGGTATTTTGTCCCTGTTGAAGTGGGGTGGGCGCAATATTTCCAACACCTCGTCCTTGATGTCCCAAAAGTGTTGGTGGGCTTGAAAGTAGCCCATAATCATCATGTCGGGGTGGTACGGGATGGGGTTGGGTGATCCGAAGGCGGGTTCCTTAAAAACGAACTTCGCTTTGGGAATCCCCCTGTATTCGGGTAGGTGGGTAAGGTAGAACGGCCACAACCCACGGGAGTTGGTCGTGTGGGGGGATAGGAATGTGTCATTGTTGCGGATGGCCGTTGCTATGGCTGCGGCAGCGATGAATAGTTGGTTCCCCGTTTGGCCGACGTACTTACAGGTTATCATGCGGGGATCAGGTCTGTATCTTCCATCACCTCCTTGATCTCGTCCATGTTCACGAGGTTGTCGAGGGGGGCGAAACGTTTCTCATGAAGCCACCAAATTCCAGAATTAGGCACATTCTCTGTGTTGCATGTAGCACAGCGCAGCGTTTTCACGGAGAAGCCAATATCAATCTCCACATGATTACACTTACATTTACACATCCGTAATCCACGAATTTTAAACACTTCCCACTTTTTGAATATACCTTGTTGGTGATCTTCTATCGCCACAATATCCTGTCCAATGTACCAGTTCATATCCTATTGTATTTGATTTGCAAGTTGTACAATTTCCCCCTTGATCCTCTCGGCCATCCTCATGTTCTCCGAGGCGTTCTGTTTCCAACCCGACCCCTCGTGGATGCGGTGGTAATAATGCCAATCGGGAACCACATGGAGCAGCCCACCACGTCTCAACCACAAGTAGTTGAACCAAATGGTATCACTCTCCTTAACGTCGGGGTTGTACTCATAGGTTTCAAGGTAGGTATCCCGATGGACGAGGTAGTTACAGGTGTTGAGTAGTACGCTCATATCCCTGCTCTTGATTTGGGAGGCGACCCCCTTGGCGTCCCATGACTTCCCTTGCAGGCGCCTGTAATCAAATTCGGGTTCGGCGAAGGCGGGGCAATAGATGGTGTCGGTGCGGAGGTTGGTGAGTTTACAAATGGCGTCAATCGAGGATGGGTAGAGGGCGTTGTCCGAATCGAGGATTAGAACCCAATCGTTGCGTGACCACCTGATTGCATTAGACTTGTTGCGGCTCATGCCCATATTTTTGGTGTTCCTATAAACAGATAAATTTTGTGCAGGTTTTCCTTTGCGGAAAGTTTCTATATCAAGGTCTAACTGAATAAACTGTGAATTATCACTACAATCATCCACAATAACCACCTCGTCCACCGCAGGGTGGTCATAAACCTGCCTGAACGAATCAATGACCATTTGGGGGTCACGGTTATAGGTCGTAATGGCAATCGTCAGCGGGGGTGTCCCCATTGGTAAATTATCGTTCATAAATATTGATTAGGCCACCTTCCGGCAGCGAGGTTTTCCATGTATTGTACCCTTCTTTGACCCCTTGGGGGTGTTGAGGCTAACGTTTCCTTTTCCCATTCCCTTCCTGCCCTTTCTGCCTTTAACTGCCTTATCCTTTTCCCCATCTCGTATATCCCGTAGGATAGCGCCCCCTTTGCCCACTTCCCTTCTATTTTGAGTTGGTGGTTTATGATTTCTTGCAGTTGGTTTTCTTCCCCCGTTATGGGGTCGGACATAATTTCGGAGAAGATGGTCAATTCTTTGGAGTTCATCCGCAATCTTTTGGGTGTCCTGTTTTGTAAGGTCTCTCTTTCCCGTGAGGACAATTCCTTCTCCACGTCCGCAGAGGACAATGTTATCGTCTTCCCCCCGATTGAGTAACTCCACGAGTTCGTCCCTGTATGTTCTGAGGGTGAGTAGTTCTTCATAGGTCATGCTGCTTCTATTTCGTGGAACTTAACCTTCACAAGGGGCAAGTGGTTACTCGACGGCCTGATTGACGCATCCACGGGTATGTTATTGCACAAAGATGATAATTGGGGATACACCTCAACGACTTTCGCCAAAACCTCCCGTAAGTGGAACCTGAAAGCCCTGTCCATGTCTATGTACCCCTGTATTTTCTTTCGAGCATGAATCACGTTGGAATGTCCGTGGCCCGACGTGGCCCCTATCTTGGTGAGGGTATTGCCCCCATGCCACGCGAGGATTGTCCACGCTATCTGTCGGGGGAATACAAGTTCCTTCTTGCGGGATTTGGAGAATACGTTTTCAACGGGTATCCCGTGGTATTCGGATACTATCCGTTTTACGGTTTCAATTATTTGTTCGTTGCTCATAGTGTCCTACAACGTATTACATTGTTCTATGGCAATGATTAATCCTGCCACTTGTTTATTTGATCCATAATGTCAGCCAAATCCGCAAAAGACCTCTTAGCCAAATTAAGACTATCAAAAGTCATAATCGCAGGTTTGTCAGAAAATGGACTTAGAGTGACAACTACACCACCTCTTATGCTTATCTCTATTTTGGCAAGAGTTGTAATGCCCGTTAGACTTTCCATCGGAACGTCACATTCAAATATTCTTCCTGTCTGTTTCATAATCGGCAAAGGTGAGTAAATGTAATTGGTTCCCACAAGCCAAAAAGGGTTAAAATGGAGGTTCACCATTTACCAAAAAGGACGTATTGGGTTCAATCCTCGCGTCGGGGTGGGGCGCCTCCCTCGGTTCCATCCTCCCCTCGTTGGGGTCATAGAAGGTCGTTGTACGGGCCGAAAATCCCAAATTAACAGTCGCAATCCCCCCGTGCCTGTTCTTGGCAATGATAAACTCAGCCCGCCCCTGTGACGGCTCCCCATTCTCCGTTTCGGGTATCCCATAATATTCGGGCCTGTACAGGAAAGCCACCTCGTCTGCGTCCTGTTCGATACTCCCCGACTCCCTCAAGTCACTCAGTATCGGCCTCTTGTCCCCCCTTGATTCTGTGGCCCTCGACAGTTGCGACAACGCCACCACGGGTATCCTACAATCCTTAGCGGTCTGCTTGAGGGTTCGGCTGATCTCCGACACTTCCTGCTCCCTGCTGCCTCCCCTCTTACCGTCAACGGTCATTAGTTGCAGGTAATCCACATAGGCCACCTCTACCCCGAACTGTTCGGTATAGCGTTGGGCTATTGACCTCGCTGACCACACGTTGAGGGCCGCCGTATCGTCAATGTATATGGGCAACCTCTCCAACTGGCCCATTGCCTGATTCACCCTCATTATCTCGTCCTGATTTAGTGGCTGCTTCATAAGGCGATCCCCATTAATCCCCGTGAGGGTTGAAAGTAGCCTGTAATTGAGTTGTTCCTTACTCATCTCCAAACTGAAAATCAATACGGGTTTCCCCGCTTGGGCTTGCCTCAAGGCAGCGGATAGCACATAGGCAGTCTTCCCCATCGCGGGTCGGGCGGCAATAATGAACAAGTCCCCCTTACCCATCCCGCCAATTACCTTATCCACCGAGGGGATGTAGAATGGGATGCCATGAATGTAGTTGGCCGTGGCGTTCCTGTTGGTGATGTCCTCTATGGCTCCCCGCTGCAACTGTGCTACGTGGGATGCCGATGGTTTGACGTTCTGCGTCAGGATACCCGTCAGTTGCCTGTTGGTCTTGTCAACCAAATCAAACACGTCGAGGGTGGTGTCGTAGGCGTCCGTGGAGGTTTGGCTCCCCAAAGTGATTAACTCCCTGCGGAGGTAGTTCTCGATCAAACTGAGGGCATATTGCTGTATGGGGTATGTCCCGACAATGCGGGTTGTCATTTGGGATATGGCATAGGCTCCCCCTACGTAATCAAGTTTACCCTCCTCCCTCAAGTATTGGGTGACAGTCAGGATGTCGGCTGCCTTACCCTCCCTGAGCATGGATTCAATGGCAGAATAGAGGACTTGGTGTTCCCCCTTGTAGAACATTTCGGGCCTGAGCATGTCGGCTATCCGACCGTGGGCCTTGTTCTCAAGCAAGATCATCCCAATGACGGCGGCCTCCATTTCTATGGCCGAGGGGGGTATCTTACCAATGAGGTCGAACGGGTTAGAGTAATTCATATGGTTAAAAACTCATTAGCTTTGATTTAAGCCACTATCTCCCTCCTCCTGCATCAAACCACGGAAATCATCTTTGAGTTCAACAGGTGGCCCGTAAACGCCTGTGACGGGGTTCCTGACCCACCCTTCGGGTTGCTTGGTAAGGGAAGGGGGTGTCGCGGAACTGGGGGTTGGGTTTTTGAAAGCAGCTTTTGAGTGTACTAAAAGTTTGTCCATGTATCGGGTTCCCTCTTTGTCGAACTTAATCAATTTGGCAGGGCTTAAAAAGTTCTTTGACCAAAAATCATCTGACCGACCATACTTCCCAACGGAAATTATCTGTTCCTTGGTGTAACCCATTTCAATCAGTTTGTCGTATGTTTTTGCCCAATCCAATTTTTTCTTTTCATTAAACGTGGATTTCAACTCTTCGGTAAGTAGGCTATTGAACCAATCTGAAAACTTAAATCCGTCCTCAGACGGAATCTTTTTCTTTTTTACTTTCTCATTATCATTATCAGTTACAGTAACATTAACAGCTACACTTGCTAACTCTTGCTTACTCTTGCTACCTTTTGGTAGCTTTTGCTTGCTTTTGTTAGCTTTTGCTAAACCGCCCTGTTTCCCTTGTTCAGCGCGGAGTTCAGAGATTTTTTTCCATTTTTCTGCATCACGATCAAGTTGGTTCTTTATCAGAATGAAAACCAGTTTTATTGAATCGGGTATGGTAGCATCCTCTCCAACGACATGCGATCTGATAGCCTTAAATAGCTTCCCCGCATCCTCATCGGACAGCGCGGAAAGAACCTCTAAAGTATCAATGTAAAGTAGAAAGGACTTCTTCATTAAAATTCACACGTAGGACAGCTAAGGGACAAAAGCATAGTTTTGGCAAACCCATCTTTCCGGCCACAGCCGTCCAATACGTGTGAAAATATTTTGGTGATCGAAAAAATGAATTTGCCATTCCGCAAATGAATGACAAATGTTTCATCCGTGCAAAGAAAATCTTTGTTAAAACATGGATATAGTGCCTTTATTCCTGTCCCTGTTGGCCTTTCTGAAATGAACATCGTGCCGATTATGGCATCGCTGACACAGCGCCTTCAAGTTGTTAAAATCATTATTCTCAACGTTGTGGTCAAGGTGGGCGATAGTCAAAACTACCTGAATGAATTTGTTTGTTGGGTGTACCTCGCCAACGTAATCATCCCCTATCCTCTCACTTGTTGAGGCGTCGTAAATGGAACCATCATCATCTTGGTAGCACTCTATACCGTTCCAAGTGCCTCGTAAAATATATTTGTGATTAGGCACATTACAGAACTCACAACAATACATGGCCCTCTTTAGGATAGCCGGTCTGATTTCTGACTTCCAATTAGCGGGGTATTTCTTGTAATCTATTGGCATGATGCAAAGAAAATGTTTGCAAGTAGTCAGAAAACCCAAAAGACGTTAATTGTGAACCGATCAGCCCCAACCCAACTAAATATTTGCGGGACATAAAGATATTGATCGTAACGTTCGGGGCTTGCTTTGCAGGTAGGGAATTGGCAGCACTACCGCCGAGCAAGGAACATAAGTTCACAAATTATTCGTCTGCCAAATTATTAACGTCAAGCCCTACTTGCAGCAAGCCTTTTGTTGTGTGCAGGGCGTGTAAAATAAAATAAGATGGCAAACCAAATTACTTTAAGGGTATTTTCTGATTACCAAGTTGAACAGCTAAAAGAAATGTTTGCTAAACATATTGTAGAAAAAATTGGCAGAGTAGATGAAGATGGTAGTCTTTTTATTGAATATCGTGGAGGTGTTGAATGGGGTGATTGGGATGGTGTTATGAAAAGTAAATCAATTCCCGTCCGACCACTTGAAAGTAAGGACAAGTAGCCTTGCACACAACTCGCGGATACACGCAACTTAATATGACAAAACAACTGTAAATCAATACACTAACACTTGCGCCTATCCACCTACTGCCCGAAATCCGCCATTAGCAATAACAGGTCGGCAGTATTGTTTAACCCATCCACATTCAAGTCCCCCCGCTTGCCCCCAATGAAGTGAGCGCCCCTTATGTGCCTCGTGAAGTTGGCTTGTTGTACATATTGGTTCATCCAATCGGTAAACGACAAAATGCCCGGCTGCGGCATGGGCCACACCGTAAACCCGTCTTCCTGCCAATCCGATAGGTTGACCAAAGTCGGTATCTTGATCGCCCATGTAAAGCCCGTTTCCTTGTGCTTGACCTTCAAGGCAACCAACTTCTCCCCGTTCCCCCCGATGGCTGCCTTAACCCCGTCCCCATTCAGGTTCAGGTTATAGGTATTCCCCAATGGGATGAAGGTGGGCGCCCCCGTGGTGGTATCAACCTGAACGTTGTACCATTCATAGGCGAAGGCGGTGTCCGAGGGGGCAATTTGGGTGTAGATACCGTTGTCGTACTGAACCGTGCAGGCGTTATCGAGGATGGCGTGCATGTCTTGTGGCTCGTTGAAAAAGTGAACTTTAACGTCAGTTATCATAGGGTGTATTATTTACTATGTCCATGCACCAACGCTATTAACGTTGTGTTCGGCAATACGGGTAACAGAGAAGTACGTCCCCGCCTTGACAACCCCTGCGTTGGCCGTCACAAGGGTAATGGATGGGATAATGGTTCCCGCTGTGGTGATCCTAAATGTCCCACTTATCTTCATTCCTGCGGCGGTTCCTGCCCCTGCGGCCACAGCGGAGGCAACCGTTTGTTGAGTGGCAGAAAAGGAACCCGTTTGGGTTGCTGCATTGGTGGGTGTATTGTTATCAACCCCAACGGTATAGTACAAAAAGGAGGCGCCAACCGCCGTCCCTCCCCCGATGGGGTCAAACGAAAAGTTCCCCGACGTGGAAGATAGGGTTGTTACGTAGATAATAGCCTCAAACAAGTATGTTCCCGTGGGGAGGGTAAGTGCGCCATTGGGCGTTGTGTTAAATAGCTTTTGTTCGGTATTGACGGAGTTTAACGTGTAGTCAACCGCAAGTTTTATCCAACTGTTGGTATTGGATTGCACCTGTGAGGAATTGGATAGGTTTGTGTTAACCCAATAGTCATTATTGACAGGGACACCCCCTTGGAAACATTGTACCCATCCGTTATTTGTCCCCGATGGTTCTACAAGCACACATTCGAGATTTACGATGTCATAAATAATCTCCCCCGTGTTTGTGGTGAGGGTGTGAACGGTTCCTGAAACTTCTTCCGCGTCAATGCTTTGACAGGTTGCTTGGAGGGCATCTACATTGTAGAACTCCTTGTCCCCATTTGCTTTATGAACTATTTTAGTGACTGTATAGACGGGCATTATTTCACGATAAATATTTCAAAGATGTCACAAGTAATGCTATTGGATAAACTTGACGTACCCCACGTCACGGTTAGGTTGGGAGTAAGAGCTACGGTTGTGTCAATGGCGGAGGTGGGGGTCATTGGTGAAGAAGCGGTACGTTGGGACGATGTGGATGCCCAATAGTTGAATATGCCTTGTGCGGCAGCGGTTCCCCCCGCGCCCGTTGACCTGCATGTGACCCACCCCTGAAATATCCATAGTCCTGTCCCTGATATGGTTCCCATAGTTACGGCGGTGGTGTCTATGTGGGCCACGGCATCAAGGTAGAAACGAATCCTGATGGTTGGCGTTCCCGTATTGGTAATCCTGCCTGATGCAAATATGTTAAGTGTTTTCCCCGCTGTGAAGAAGTTGGCGCCAAAGTCGCCGATCCCCGTTAAAAGAGTTGTTTCGGCGGCAGTTGTGTTGACCGTTACCGATGCGGTTTGTGTATCGAATCCCTCAACTACATGGAGGGTAGTTCCCGAAATTTGATTGGCTATTGTATTTTGGGTGGACGCAAATACGTCACCATCCACAGGGGCGGTAACGTCGGTCCCTGTTATCATATTAAATTGCGAAACGTCGGACGTTGTGGGGGCAAACTGTATTTGAGTTGTATCAAGTGAGTCAGTCCCGTTCATGTTAATGTCAGGAGTGAAAATATGCCCCTTGGCTCTTTTGTACCAAAGACATACCCAATCGCCTGACCCTAACGACATCATACAACAATAGTCACCTGCTACCGTGTCAATATCGGCGTTAGTTGGAAGTCTGATCGCAAGGCTGTGGGTTAGCGTTAGGACACCAGTAAAAGCAAGCACCCTCTGCGTCCCCGCTTGGACGGTTCCAAAAGAGGTAATAGTGGTCGTCCCCGTTATGGTTACATAATTACCCGTTGCCGCCCCTATATCCGTCGTCCCCGATGATGCGATATTGGCTCCCTGTGCCTCGTTAATTGCTCCCGTCATGGAGCCGCCCGCTAATGGTAGGTAGGGGCCGACAACAGCCGTACCATTTGCCCTCTGATACGATGTGCATATCCAATTCCCCGAACCGAGGGAACGGAAGGTGGCTATGTCATTTGCCGCCGTGGTTATGTTGGCTGCGCCCGGCAAAAGCAACGAAACGGCGTTATACGTCAGGGTCAGGATACCTGTGAAAATGACAACCCTCTCTGTCCCCGCTTGGATGGTTCCGAGCGCCGTGATGGTCGTGGTTCCCGTTACGTATATAAGGTTGCCCGTTGCTGCGCCTATGTCTGTTGTCCCTGCCGACGCAATGTTAGCCCCCTGAAACTCATTGATCGGGCCACTCATGGAACCCCCCGCCAATGGTAATTTGGACGGGTCGTCAGCGGTTACGGGAACGTAGTCAGGCGTGGATGCCTCGTCATCCCACCAATAGAGACGGGATGCAGCATTGGAATATTGATCTTTATCAAGATACAGTTTACCCGCCGTTCCCGTTGGGGGGAAGTCGGCGTAGGTGTCATACATTAAAACGTCATTGAAAAATGGGAGGTAATCGGGAGTTGATAGTGATGTGTCCCAATAGTATGTCCCCTCCTCGTCACCCGTCAGAACCACGTACAATGTTCCTGCTATTCCCGTGGATGGGAGTTCGGCATAGGTATCTACCATGACCACGTTTCCAATGGTGACTATTTCGGGGCAACAACAACCCTCGGCAACTGATGTCACGAGGTATTGGTAGATGTCCCCTATCTTATCCTTATAGTCCTCGGAGGTGTAGTCCTCCCCGACCTCCGCGTAGGGGGAGGCGGGGTCACCCGTGATGGTGATCTCGTTGTGGACGGAGAATTTGATACCCCTGTACCCGTTGGATACCTCGATGTATTGGCGTTGGTCGTCAAGGCCGATGTAATCGGTGGGTTTGCAGGCGAAGGCTATCCCGTTCCGTTCGGGGTTTGCGGAGATGGGGGTGCTGAATGTTATTATCCCCGACGTGGAATCTTTGGTGATTGTTGTGACCGTGACGGTACGGAAATCCATGAGTGCAAAATAAAGGCATTTTAGGCGGTGGCCCCAAAATATGTTAATGGAGGTGGGGCGAGGTTGGGTATTGACGAATATTTGCGAAAAAAAGAGATGGCAAAAAACACAAAAAAGAAGGGCCAACGGATTGAGATTCGTCCGGCCAAAATCAAAGGTAAAATGACAGGCTTCCGCGTGGTGCTTATCGGCAAGAACGGGGAGGTGTTGTCAACGTCGGAAGTGCTGACCAGTGCGAAGAATGTGAAGAAGAATCTGAGTGCACAATTTAACTGTCTAACAGATTCTAAGCGCAGCAATAAGTCTATTCTTTATCCGTTTGAAAGGTGGTACAATACACAATACGTTGACCTGACGGGGAAGGTTGTTAAGAAGGGAGGTGGGAAATGACACTACAACAAGCGATTTACCTTGTCAAGTTCCATCGTGATTGGGAACGGTGCAATGGGGATGGTGAATCCCCGATAATGCTAATTAGCCTTGACGAGGCGTATGACAAGGTATTGTGGGCGGCAAATCAATACATAGTAGAATCAGAACTTCAAATAATACGTCCCGAAAAGGATACCGAACCATCACCTTCCCGACCCCAGGAAAGTGATACCGAACCCAAAGGTGTATTTTACGAGGCTAAACAGGCTGCGCTTGACTACATTCAAAAGGCAAAGGACGGCCCCACGCCCGAACCATTCATGCCAAAAGAGGGGGATGTTCTGATTGCGATTGACCCGTGTGTGATTGAAACTATTGGAACCCATGAAGGAAAATCGGCATTAACGGTTAATAAAGAATACCGCGTAATGGAAGATTACGGATCGCTAATTGTCGTGATTAATGACTTTGCTGAACGCCATGAATTTACACTTGAGACAATCCACAAATACTTCAAACGAAAAGAGTGAAACCCATATCTTAGCCCCGCGCCATGAGCCAACACTTGGAACTGCCTAAGTCATATTATCTCTACGTTGAGTGCATCCCATACTACACGGTGTACCGATACCCCCACGGGAGGCTTATGGAAATCCCGTTTATGAAGATGGAGATATTCTACAAGGGTTCCCATTGGTTCAGTAATCCACACCAATTCATATTCCTAAGTTGATGAAACAGACACCCATATCCAAAGCCGAATATTTCAGGCGAAACAACTACACAATCCTCATTTGGGCCTTCATAGGGGTATCCACATTCCTCACGGCGGGTATTATCATGGGCATCCACGTATCAATGGATGGTTCATGGTATTTCACCAACAGCGTGGCCGAGAGGGTGGTTGTTGGTTGTTCGTGGTTTATACCGCAAGTGATATGGTGGTGGGGATCAGCCGCGTACCGAAGGTACAAGAGGGGGATTGAAACGGATTATGCAGACCAAAAACGAAGGAAATGATCGGGGAGTACAAAATATTCATCTTTATCCTATTCGCGTTGGTATCAGCCATCGCGGAGGCCATCCTATACCACAAACTATACAATCCCCATTCCCGTAACCTAACGCAATCCCCCGAAGGGAAGGCGGCTGACCATTGGGCGGGGTTGTGGGAGGGCAGTAATTGGTTTGTTGATTGTGTCACCAATGAACACACATGGTTTATGGCCACGAGGGGACTTGTTTGGGCTGTCCTCTTTTTCCCCGATTGGATGTTGTGGCATGGGGTGTTTGCGATATTGTCGTTCCCCTTCTTCCACGATGGGATGTTGTACACATTCAGGAATTGGTTAAATCCTATGGTTTATAGGAGGGGATGGTGGTCGGAACCGAGTGGACAGGGGACAGCCATGTGGGATTTGTCGGTTGGCGGGAGGGTAACCTTCTTCGGGCTTGCCGTAATGATGTATGTGGTATTTTGGGTAATTGGGTAACGGTTCTCGGCTTTGTGCAGTGCCGAATTAAAATGCACAAATGTTTAATTTAAAACTAAAGTAAAATGAAAGAACAAAATTTGAATGAAGCACAGAACTCGGCATTGCACAAAACCGATGTTATACGCAGTTTTCCTGATAATGTTGAAATATGGAAATGGTGGAAAACACAGAAGTTTCAAAAAGAACAAGGTGAACAAGAGTACACAATGATTTATGAAATTGATTTACCTAAGATACTGAAAGCATTTGTGGAACGGTTTCCAAATTGCGTATAACTCGCAGATAGGCGCAACTTCACAAAGTCAAAAACCTAATAATCACCAAAATAACACTTGCGTTTATTTATTCATCCATATCATCTAATAAATTGCGGTAGTTAAAATTTGCAAAATGACAAAAACAGGCGTAAATTTGCCAAAAACAAATTATGCCAATCATTTACCGTCAGAAAACAGGTGGGGAAGCCGTTTCGGAAATCCTCGCGGGAGTTAACCTAATCAATAACCACGTCGGTTCTACCCTCGGCCCCCGTGGGGAACTCGTGGCAATCCGCATCGCTGACCCCCGTGGGGCCAATGGCCATGTGACCATGCTTACCAAAGACGGTGTTACCGTCGCTAAGTTCGTCAAGGGCGAAACGGCGGGACAAGCCATCGGGGTGGAAATCATACGCGAGGCATCCATGCAAACCCTCCGCAAGGCGGGGGACGGGACTACCTCAACGGTCATAATGGCCGCCTACATCTACGAACAATGCCTCATCGCAATGGGTAAGCACCCGTCCGTTGAGAGGCCTGAGTATGTAATGAGCGGTTCGGAACTCAAGCGCGGCATCTTCGGCGCATTGGAAGTATTCAAAAAGAATTTGTCGGAATTATCAAAACCCGTTGATCTCGAAGGGGATGACCTTATGAAGGTGGCAGTCGTGTCAACCAATGGGGACAAGGAGCTTGCATCCCTCATTGTGGACGCATACAAGGCCGTAGAATACCGTGGACACGTCATGGCGGAGTACGGGGATAAAACGTGCCTCGAAGTGGTTAATGGCGCCCGTATGCCGTGGGGATTCCTCGACCCATCCATGATTACTGACCCCTCGCGGGGCGTGGCAGAATACGAACAAGCCCTCGTCTGCATACATGGGGATACCGTTTCGTACAGCGAGGGGATTGAGAAACTCATTTCCCGTTCGCGGGTTGACATCTCAAAGAAGATGATCGTCCCAATCCTGTACATAGCACCCGTCATTAACGGGAATACCCCTGCGGCCCTCATCGGGAATAACAACCAATGGAGGATGACTAAGGCAGAGAAGGGGGCGCCCATCGTGGCTATCGAGTGTGGGGAGGGTAATGCGGAAGTGTTGGAGGACATTGCCCATGCTTGTGATACCGTTGTGTTTGGAACCAAGTCGGGCCGAACCGTGGACGCATCGGGGGCATCCTATTTGGGTAACATCAAGAAGGTGACGGTCACAAAAGACCACGCCATATTCCAATTTAACCCCAATCAGAAACTAACCGACCGCATCGCCGAACTCCAAGCGGCTTACGAAGTAGAGACGGACATTGAACGGAAGGCCCGCCTCAAAGAGAGGGTTGCCCGCCTGACCGTGGGTGTTGCCGTGGTGAAGATCGGGGCCAATTCCCAAACGGAAGCGGGGGAGAAGTTCGACAGGGTGGATGACGCCATCAAAGCGGTACAATGTGCCATCGAGGAAGGGTATGTGATTGGTGGTGGTATCGGCTATGCCGACTGCCTCAATGAACCAAAAACGGTGGGGGAGAATATCCTCGCGGCGGCCCTCATCCAACCATTGATTAAGATCAAGGGTGACGGGGACGTGACCGCGCTGAGGGCCAAGTACGAGGAAGAAGGCATTTATGACCCCTCGAAGGTGTTGAGGGAAGCGGTAACCAACGCGGTGACAGCGGGGGTACACCTCGCCATGACGGGTACATTCCTAAGCAATTCAGAGGCGATATGACAATAGTTCCCGCCCCCGACCACATCGTTGTCCTCTATGACGACATTTATGCGGAGAAAACAAGCCGCACCGTACTACGTGGGATAGTAATCACCATCGGGGATGACGTGACGGAAGTGGAACTCAACCAACCCATCCTATTCCAACCGAGGTCAGGGAGTAAGGTAATGACCGACACGGCCCGTTACCACATCATAAAAAAGGAGGATATTCATGGCCACACAACTTGAGATACGCAAGGGGAAGACACCCATTGACGACCTCATCATTAACTTCGGGGCCATGACAGACCCCGACCATTACGCCGTGGCTACCTATGACACCAAGAACAAGGAAAAGGTACGTCAGAAGGTGTACAGCGCCCTCCGCCGTTACAACAAACTGACGGGCCTCGACATCAAGATCAGCATCAAGGCCATAGTGGACGAGACGGGGGAAAACTACTTTGTAATCCGCCGCGTATGAGATCAATCTATTTCGCCCTTAACGAAGAAGCGGGCGCCTCCCGCAACCACAAGGGGGTATTCCACGCGTGGGGGACAGCCATTGAACACACCCCCAATGGGGTAGTGGTGATAACCAAAGCGATTGTCGAGGATGTCAAAACGGGCCGTTCCTACATGGTATTGCCCCACCAAATCAAATTCGAGGCGGGTGTCCTCGAAGACATCAACGTGGACATAACCAATATTGTTCGGAATTACACAATGGCCGAAGCCAAGAAAGCACCCCTACTCCGCCACATAAACAACTACTTCAAGAATCATGGCGTATGACCCCAAACGGACATATAGGACGGGTGTGCGCCTGACCGAACCCGAAGTGCTATCAGCGGAGGCAGGGAACGGGTACGTCCTCGTGGAACCCACCTACCATTGGGATCACATTGACTTAGGTCATACGGTCATAGAGGCCCACCAATTCGGGGTGGAACGCCGCGCCCCCTACACGGCCACCGTCCACTCCGTCGGGAAACCAATGAGCAAAGGATATGGGTACGACCCATCGGGGGACATCCAAAAGGGAGACAAGGTGTGGATGAAGAACTACACGTCCTTCTTCGCAATGGGCCAAACCAACGTGGGGAGCCAAAAGAATATGGCATTGTGGTCGGAGGGTAAGTTCCTCATGGCAGTACGCCACCAAGAAATTGTAGCGAGGGAGAGGGACGGGGATTTCGCCCCCCTCAACGGGTACATTTTCTTTGACGGTATCATTCAGAACATGACGGGGAAGACGACATCGTGGACGGGGAGTTTGATACACGACATCGGATGGGCCAAGACGGGGGAGAATGTAATTGTTCGGGTTAAGCCCCACGAACTTGAATACACAGAGGTGAGGACAAAGGATTTGTGGTATTGTTCACCCCAAAATGTGATTGGAGTATGGAGATAATTGATTGGTCGAGGATTAAGTACAGGATTGACGGGGTACCCCCCACGGTGGCGGTCATTGACCGTTTCCCCGACCTTAGTGCGCATAGGTCGCAATTCATGGGATACCCCATAGAGATAGACGGATTGCCGGAGGGGTATGACCCCTGTGACTTTGTGCTTAGGTATTTGATATTGACGGACGCGCCGGGAACTCCGGCCGACAATATACCCGACCCCGCCGAGAAGAAGGCGTGGGCGTTGAAACAGTTGGGGGTGAAGTCGGTGAGTACGGGCATGTTGGGTGTGGCGACACACAAAAGTCCCATGTTCCGTATTCGGAGGGTATTGTTCTTACGTTTGCAGTACAACGAATTTTATCGGGTACTCAAACAGTTGGAGGCCGAACTTGTGGCGTTGGAGGAGAGTGAGATACCGAGTGACGAGAGGGAGGCTAAGAGCCGTCAGGACAGGATGAAGGGGCTTATGAACAACATCGTGGAGGTTAAGAACCAACTGTTCAGGGGGGATACGTCGAAGTTGATTGAGGAGACGCTAATGGCGTTAGTTGTTAATGAGAATTTGGGTTTGCGACCAGAGGAGATAGCCGCGCAGTTGGCTAAGGGGATTGACCCTTTGGCGGAGGTGAGCATATTGGCAGACCCCGAATTGGATAATTTGTAACCAACATAAATCAGTAATACAATGTCAAACATGAATTTTGGAGAAGCAGTTGCCGCGCTGAAAGAAGGCAAAAAAGTGGCCCGTGAGGGTTGGAACGGAAAGGGTATTTTTATTGAGTTGCAAGTCCCTGATGAACATTCAAAGATGACACATCCTTACATATTCATTGATACAACAGGGCTGATTACCAACAACGACAAGGCGCCAAAAAATCGCGTTCCATGGCTTGCCTCACAAACCGATATTCTTGCCGAAGATTGGTGCATCGTTGAGTAAGCACCCGTACCAATACGAACCCGCCGATACCTCCATTTGGATTCATAATTGGGGCGATGCCGCATTGCACCCAATCGAGATTCCACTACCCCCCTGCCCCGACGACATAACCAAGATTCCCAACTATGGCCTACCCCCCGAAGAACAATTCTTTCGGTACACGGAAATGCCACAGTCATTGAGGGAACTTGACAAGTTAATTCGGGCCAAGAAGAAGTCCCGCAACGACAAGACATTCGACAAGATCACCGACGAGGACAGGTGGGCCGAACTACTCGGAAACCCCATCCGCTACCGCAGGGAGATGTTGTGGATTCAGCGTGAGATCAAACGGTGCAGGGCTGGGTATTGGTGGTTCAGCAAGGGTAAGCCCACCTACATGAATGGGTGGTGTTACAAGACTTTGAACTATTGGCCCGTGGGGAATGACGCCAAGAACAACCGTCATGGATTGCCCTTCTATAACCGCAGGTTGCGCGATTGGTTCTTAGCCATCGAATACGCATACACAACGACCGACATACCACGCAAGCACAGGGTTGTCTATTTTGACAAGGGACAAATCAAGTACCAATACTTCAACAACGCCGTGGATTGCACGGAGTTTGCCGACGTCATTGGTGGGGTTGCCGAGGAAGGTACATGGATACTCAAAGGGGAGCGCAGGGCGTTCTACGGGGTCAACAACCCCAAGCACAGGCGTACCCTCGCCACCTTCGGTTCCATGTCCATCGCTGACAGTATTGTGTCCCAACAGAGGGAACGGTTCGGGGGTGTGCAGTCCAAGAACCTTGACAGCGCAATGAGGGCGTATTCGGACAAGTTCATCAAACCGTGGCAATCCCTCCCCTTTTGGCTACGCCCCATCCACGACGGGATGGACACACCCAAGTCGGGCCTCAACTACCAATTCCCCGGCAGTAAGAAGGGGCGGAGGACGGACATAGAACCCCTCAATGGGTGGTTCACGCCCGAAAGTGGTAAGGAATCGGCCTTCGACGGGGACAAACTCCATGTGGTGGTGCAGGATGAGTTGTGGAAGGAGAATTTGGCGGACGTGGTACAGCGTATCAACATCATTAAACCCGCAATGGCGACGGGGGCGGGCTCCAACATCATTGGCCTTATGATCGGGATTTCCACCGTGGGGGAGTTCGACGGTGGGGGCCGCAGGTTCCAACAGTTCGCACAGGGGTCGCATTGGGAGGACAGGGATGCCAATGGTCAGACGACCACGGGTATGATGAACCTCTTTTTCCCCGCGTACTATTGTTTGGAGAATTATGTGGACAAGTATGGTGATCCCGTCATTGACGACCCGCCCGCGCCCGTGGAGGGGATTGACGGGAGGATGATCGGGATAGGGGCCAAGACCTTTATCAAGAACCGCATTGACGACATGACCAAGAAGAAGCAATGGAGGGACTTAAATAAGTTCGTCCTCGATCACCCGATGGAGTGGCAGGACTTGTTCAGGAAGAACGTGAGTGAATCGTCATACAACGTCAATGACATCCAAGACAGGATTAGCTATTTGCGATCATTGAAGGGGACGGATAAGCCGTGGCACAGGTATCGCCTCGATTGGATAGGTGGTGTCAAGTTCGGGAAGGTGGTGGCAGTCCCCGACCCTAATGGCCTTCACATTGGTTCCTACTTGCCGCCCACGTCGAAGCAGAATAGGGTACAGTATAGCCACTTGTATGAGATGAATGGCCCCGCGCCCGAAGTGATCGGGAATTTCTATGCGGGCCTCGACCCGTTCAGGCTTAACCGTGATGAACAGTCGGGGGGTGGTGGTTCCGATCAGGGGCTTACTATCTATTACTGCTTCGACCCCATTTTGGACGGGGACAGGGAGAGGAAGGATTGGGTGAGTGACGATATGGTATGGGCCTATTTGGGGAGGCCCGAAACGACCGACGATGCCCACGAGGAGGCATTAAAGGCTTGCATCTTGTTTGGGGCATTATTGTTCGGGGAGAATAACATCCCCGACTTCGACAGGAACTTTAAGGAGTGGGGGTATGGTGGGTATTTGCTGCACCTGAAAGACCCCGAAACGGGTAAGGTGAAGGTATTGTCGGGGATAAGTAATGTGGGGAACGTGGGTGAACGTTTGTTCCTCCACTTTGGGAATTTCCTTACCCACAATACGGACAGGTGTAAGATACCCGAAGTGTTGGAGGATGCGCTGAATGTGGGGCATCATAGTTACATGACCGACCACGACTTGTTTACAGCGAGTTGCCTTGCGTATTATGCGGGTACACATTTGGAGGTTTTGTCACAACGTTACGACATGGCGGACACCGCAGAGGGAGAAGATTATACGTGGATGGAGATGCTTTAATAAATAAGGATATGGAAAAAGAAAATCAATCAAACAGACTAAGACTTTTTTGGTCTAATCGGGGGCAATCTGCATCAATGACCGATGATGGTCATGGTGGAAGCATCATTGTAGTAACCAAATTGGCTGACGGGGAGTTAGAAGCAAGCCTCAAACATATACCGCATTACACTCCATCTTGCGAGTATAATGTGGCCGCACTTCAAAAGCGGATAGATGAGTTGAGGAAAACCAAATTAGGTCTTTAACGTTTATTGGCAATGTATTACATGAAGAAAGTTTAACCTTTGACGAAAATTACAAAAAAGTAATAAACAGAATTAGATGGAAGACAAATTGAAAGAAATACTCGACGACTACGATGAGCAAATTTCAAAGTATGAAGCGGAGATAAGAAGTCTTGATGAGCAATTAGTATTCTACAAGGCTCACAATTTAATGGAGGAATACCGAATATGCTTGGTGAAATACCAAGCCGTACACATGTGTGTTCACATGTGGCGCAATATGCACAGAGATGTCAAAGATTTACTCGACGCATGGCTGTCGTAGTGTTTTACTAATGAACGAACTCTCCGATACAGAATGTAATGTTGCTTTTTTTCAAAACATTGGCGAAGTACAAGCCAATTCCACGCTTAACCGTTTCGTGCAAGGCGGTTATGTTTCTTAACCCGCAGGTGCGGGAGAGTTAGGCAGTGTGGTGAAGCACGTTAGTCACCACGCTGTTATGTGGATTTTAATAACTGTCAAATATTGTTAAATGCCCCGTTCGCTATACCTTTGCGTTATGGCAATAGCAACAGGCAGCATCTTCCCGCCCGATCTGATTGATCCCGCGAAGAAAAATAAGTCATGGCTCCTCAAGGTGGGCCGCGCAATATCGGCATACAGCCAAGCGGGGGCAACCACATACGGGGCCTTCTCCAAAGCCGAAATAATCCGCCTTAAAAACTACACCAACGGGCGGCAGGACAAACAACAATACATGAAGTGGAACGGGCGAAAAGAAACCGCCCGCACGGGTCAAAACCCACTCCCCTCATCCGACCCCCAACGGGGACTTGACCTCAAATCGGCACAATACGACCGCGAGGGGGGCAACAATATGTCGTGGGATATTTGGTCACCCATGTCCAAGATTGCCGAATCCATTGCCACATTCGTCAAGAGCGCAGACTACCGCGTACAATGTGAATCGGTATCCTACCAATCCCGAAGGAAGAAGGAACAGCAGAAACTTACTTTTTGGTTCGAAACCCGCCCCGAAATGATTGCCGCCACATCAAAGGCAATGGCCGCCACGGGCGGTATAGCCCCCCAACCCGACTTCATCCCCGACAGTATGGAGGAACTCGAAGTATGGGAGAAGATAGGGGGTAACAGGATGCAGGAGGAGATCGCCATTGAGGACTTGTCCGAACATACATTCGAGATCAGTAATTGGGAGGACGAGGGAGACCGCATCATCTATGACCTCATTGCCACCAACTCCGCCTGTACCCGCGACTATTCCGACCCCACCACGGGAGCCGCAAAGGTGGAGTTCGTCCCGCTTGAAAACCTCGTGTACCCATATTTTAACGAGGGGAGCCACCACGACTGCCCGCCCTTCGCGGGCCATTACAGCATCGTGAATTTCCAATACCTGATCCCCTACATGCACAATGATGGGTGGTCAGAGGAGAGGATACTCGAATTTGCACATAGCATTTGGTCATTACAACCCTCATTCATCCAATCCCAACCGTGGAGTTGGTATAAGGAAAAAGACCCCGTGACAAACGGGTGGCGGTTCCTCGACTTCCAAGTGCAAGTCCTATTCTTTGAGATAGTGACCATCAACCGTAATTACTACCAAGAGGGGGGTGACAAAATTCCATTTGAGTACGCCATTGAGAGGCGGAACGTAAGCGGGGAGGAGATCACATCGGAGGATATTGTGTACAACGTGGATACCCACCAAGTCTATGACGGTTGTTACGTCATTACAGGGGACTTCCTCGCCTATGGCGGGTTACAGCATAACCAAAAGAGGGTGACGGGGAATAAAGCCATGTTGTCCTACCATTTGTGGAGGACAGGGGCTAACATGAGTATCACCGAGAGGGCTATACCCGCCCTTGACACCTTGCAGAGGTTGTGTCTGAAAATGATTAGCTTCATATCAGCAGCCGTCCCGCCGGGCCTCGCCATTGACATCCAATTCATCACGGGTATCCCCAAGTACGGGGAGTGGGAACTCATTGCCAAGTATAGGGAGACGGGTAATTTGATCTACCGTATCAAGCCCGACATGCGCAAGATGATACCCAACGGGCAACCATTCCAACAACTCGAAGGGGGATTGGGGAAGGCTTATATGGAAGCCGTGGAAGCCATTAGCCAACAGTTAAAACTCGTGTATGAACTCACGGGCGTGACGGAGGTGTTCGCGGGTTCCTCGGCCCCCGACGAGGGATTGGGACTTAACCGTATGGCAGCACAAGGGACAGCCAATGCGATCAGCAAACTGACCCGTGGGTTCACCAAGCTAAAGGAATTGTCCGCTAAGGGGTCAACCTTGAGGGCGTGGACAGCCATGAAATACAATGAGGACGTTAAGGCTTACTATGAGGGCGTGTTGGGTGAGAAGAAGGTGAAGGCACTTGCAGAACATGAGCCAACCCTCGAACAGGTGGGTATGTACATGGTATCGGCCCCCCAAGCGGAGATGAAGCAACAGGTATTGGCGTCAGCACAGGCGGCCTTGTCTGTGGGCAGGGATGGTCAACCGCTAATTACCTATGCCCAATACTTCCGAATTGTGAATATGCTTGAGAACGGTGACGTGAAGGAAGCACAGGCATACTTGAGTATCGAGGAAGCCAAGACCCAAAAGCGGATACAGGAAGCTAAGGATAAGGCCGTGTTATTGCAGGGCCAACAGTTACAGGCCATCGAACAACAGAAAGCCCAAGCGGGGGCCATGTTGGAACAGCAAAAGCATTTCAACAAGTTGGAGGAAATCAAGACCGAAAAGATGGGGGATGCAGCCATTGAACTATTAAAAATGCAAAAAGATTTGCAAAACAGCCAAGAATTGTTAATTTTGCAAACATTATTGACGCCCCCAAGTCCCGAAGGGCAGGCGGCGGTCTAAAATAAAAACGACATGGCAGATAAAACGGCGGAGTTTGTGAATATGGTGAATCAGTCCAAGGAGGACCCCACCAAGCTAAATGAGTTCGTAATGGCGCAAGCGGCAGCACAAGAACCCGCCGAGCCAACCGATCCTACGCCGCCCGTTGACCCTATCCCACCTGTGGAACCCGTGGAGCCAATCGAACCCGTTGCCCCCGTGGAACCTACCCCAACGACGGAACCAATCACCAACCCCCTCCAATCCATATTCGGGGATGCTTACAATGAGAGTATCACCCCCGACGTGGTTAAGGATGCCTATACCCGTTGGAGTGAGGCACAGAAGGAAGCCCAAACATTGAGGGAGAAGTTGGCGTTCTATCAGGACGTGGAAGCCTTGATTGAGAACCCATACCCCAATGAGCGCATTGCCCGCCTCGCGGCAGCGGAGCGCGTCCTCAAAATTGACGACCCCGCAGTAGTGGGATATGTGTCGGGGGCCACCGAGAGCCAAATGCTCGCAGACCCCGTGACAGCCGTTGCCGTCCAAAAGGCATTGGCTAACCCAACCCTCCTCCAAAAGGGGGTGACATTCGACGATTTGAAGGCCGCAGCCCAAGAGGAATTGGGAATTGAGGAAGGAGCCGACCTGACCCCCGCCCAACGGATTAAGGTCAAGGAAGCGGTGTATGACATCACGGCCAAGCAGGGGGAACTCAAAGCGGCCCCCACGGATTTCAAACAACTCATTGACACCCGCAGGTCGGCAGTACAGACTGACAGGGCGGGATTATTGCAAGAACTCACCCCGATGGCCGATACGGTCACGGCGGAAGTAATTAACGAATTTAAGGCCGCAGGGATTCCGGTAACACCGGACGCGGCCAAGTTAACCGATTTCGCCAAGAGCCTTATTGCTCACTACGTACATGGCGGTGCTAATAAAAGTGATATAACCCCGGCGATGGTAACATCGTTCGTTCGGCAACAAGCCATTGAACAGGCGGGGGGTATATCCGGGATTGGTACATCTGTAAAGTCCTTTGTGGATAGCCAAGTTAAGGCTGCCCTCGACAAGGAACGAAGGTCACTCCATAATGGGGAACCCGTACAGAAACCAGCAGCGCCGGGCGCAGCGAGTCCAAATAAGACGGCTGACTTTGTCAAGCAGACCTTGGCGGATTTAAGACCAAAGTATCAATCCTAAATTAATTTACGCAAATGGCACAACCAGCTTCACAGGCTATTTCGATGCCCTCGCTCACGTCGGAGATTGCCTCCACGCATGACGCGTTCATCCAAATGCCTCAATATTTGACACAACTATTCCTGCCCTACGGAAAACAGGGTATGGAGTTCTATATGTTCCTCCTCGCCCAAGGCGCCCAAGATATGGTGTCGGGGGACGAGTTCTCCCATTGGGAGGAAGAACAGTACACCAAGTACATTACCGCAGGGGCGACAGTAGCCGCACCCGGCGCGGGTACTTCGTTTACATTGACTGTATCGGCCAATGACGTATCGTCAGACGGCTATTGCTACCTCCGCGTGGGTAACGTGGTGGAGAACCTTGACAACGGTGCGCAGTACCTTATTACCGCGAAACTGACAAGCACAACCTTCACCGCTGATCCCGTCCTCCCCGGCACCAACTTCGCTGTTACCACAGGTAACGTGTTTCAGGTGCTTGGAACGGCCTTCGCCGAGAATACCGGCCAACCGGAAACCGCCTTCGCGTTCCAAACGAAGTACGACTTCAACACCCAAATCTACAAGGACACCGCATCCATCACGGGTACGGAAAAGACCAACGAGTTGTGGGTTAAGTCGGACACCACCGGAACCACCTTTGACGGTTATTGGAGCCGCGTGCTTCTCCAAGCGGAGTACCGCATGATCCAACAGGAGTACAACCTCTGTTTTTGGTCAACCCCCGGAAACAACGCCGGTGCGCAGACCATGAACGGTTTGGTGTATGAAATGGATGAGGATGGTGCAAACCGCGCCTATAACCTCGCCGTTACAGGTTCGCTTGACCTTGGTGACCTGCAAGATATTGCAGACCAAATGCAAGCTGAATACTACTACGGCCCATGCTACGGATGGTTGTCAACTACCCGTTGGAACGAAATAAACGGAGCGTTGACCACCGAGTTTCAGGACGTGAACATCGCGCGTGTAAACCGTGAGGTTCAGGAATACTTCTGGGATGGCATCGAAGGGGACACCCGTGCTGCCCTTGCAGCCACTATGGACTATAAGTCTGTGGTTACTCAAGGCCGCACATTCAGTTTCCAACTTGGATTTGCGTTCAACGACCCCGCGTCGGGCCGTTTGACCAATCCCCGTTCACAGAAGTTGTCAATGTTCTTGCCGGTGGGTTCAGCAACAAGCCCGTCAGGGTTCTTGCAGAACTACCTCCGCATGAGGTATAAGGCTTTGGGTGACTACTCCCGCCGCCGTGAGGTATGGCGTGATGGTACGGCCCACAATGGCCTCCGCATCGGGCAGATGGACTTTTCAGCCATGTACTTCCGTAGCCACACAGGGTTGCAGTCGTTCATGCTGAACCGTTCCACCTACATCAGCGGAACAGTATCGTAATCAAACCGATGGCCCCCGTGGGGAATGAACCTCACGGGGGAACCATTGGTAGAACATAGCTTATGGGTAAAATTTGGAAATCAGAAAACGGAATTAATTGGGAGCCTTATGACCTCACAGAGGAGGATTTGGCGGCTATCCGCAAGGCGATCCCAAGTTACGGTATAACCGACAGCACGGGTAAGGTTCATTCGGCTTTAATGAAGCCCGTGGAGGAACGCCGAAAGAAACGGTATGTATCCCGTGGGATGAAGGAGGGGAAGGGGGAGTACAGGCTTTCACAGCCCCGCACGGCTATCCCCGTGTATGCGACCGAACAGATCACGGGCCTAAAGAAGATTCATTGGCGTTACCATGACGACAATAAAGCCCCGATTCAAAAGCCGTTAAATGCGTTCACGGTGAAGACGGAGTGGCCGCAAAATTCAAAGATGTACGGGATGGGCAGGACATTCAATTTCCCCGTGGACAACGAGGAGTTGTGGTTCTTGGTAACCAAGAGTTCCCGCATACAGACGGAGGATTCCACCAAGGTGGTGAGTAAACCCGTCTATTTCTTTGATGTCCCCGAATTGGCCATTAAGACCAAGGTGAGGGCGGAGGCGGAAGCACAGAAAGTCCGCAAGTTCATTTACGAAGAAATGGATTCTCAACTCTTAAATGAGGTGTACACCGCAATGGGATATACCCTCAATATTGAGGATGATGAAAAACGATATTATTTATGGGATGCAACCAAGCAGGGTAAGGACAAGGCGGCGGCAGACCGTATCCAAAACATGGCGAAGGGAAGGCTGTACAGGGCCGAGATGATCTATATCGCCAAGTTGAAGTCAGCAGGTCAGATAGTGCAGACCCCCAAGGGGTGGTTTGCTCAGGCCGACTTGAATAGTAACCCCAAGGCGAAGCCGCTTGCTAAGGCTATGACCGATGAGGAATTTGCCAAGGCGATTAAGGCGGATGCTACGTTGCACGCGAGGTTGGAAGAATTGAGGGCCGTCACGGCCTGAGTTTAAGGTTAGTAAGTGTGGAATCCCCTCTGGCCAATGGGTTGGAGGGGATTTTATATTTTATTGGGTTTTGCGAGGGGGAGGGTACGTGTAGCTTTGTGGAATTAATTGAGAGAAAATGAGTAAAGAGAGAATCAAAGAAATACAGCACAAAACCAATATTAGCAGTAGTTTGTACTCTCTGATTGATAGGTTGCAGAAACATTCAGAGTGGAAATACCCTGAACGCAAATGGAATAATGATTTTTATTATGAGTGTGCATTTCAATGGAAAGGTAAAGAAAAGGAATTAGAAGAAAGGGTATTGAATTTTGAAAATGAAATGAGAGCGGCAGGTGCTTTGTAAAATTACCGATAACTCACAAACCAAATGATAACCATCGAAGACTTCAATACAACCGCGACAGAACAAACAGTGAAGGTGTGGTATGATGATGGAGAACAGGATTACGTGGACGTGGATGTGTACATTAAGCATGACCACGAAGAAGTCACGAAGATTGACATGGAGATACACGGCAGGTACGTATCACCTGACTTGCATTTGCAGATTGAGAAGTCCGTCACCGACCACGTAGAACAATACTTTGAAGTGCCGGAATGGGAAGACGACCCCGACCGCGTGTATGAGACAAGGAATGATAAATAATATAAACAAGTAATAAATAAAACAACATGGCTTACGGAAACTGGGGCGCATACGTTTACAAAAACGGAGAGCGCCAAACAAACAGAGAGGACAACACCCCCTATCAAGAAGATGAGCTGCAAGCTGGCTATTGGCAGGCTTTTGGCGGCAACAATGAAGACGGAACACGGGCTTCAACAAAATCAAAACTTCACTGCACCCACGCATCTCTTGGCAACGGGCCATTCAGGTTGTGTGGATACAAGTCGTTCCCTATGATTTATTGGGAAGGAAAAGAGGTTGATGATAAGCCGTATCAAAAAGGCACAGGTGCCGGAACAGATGATTGGAATTGGTATGATTCAGACGGTATTGAAGGAGAGTTGAACGGGTATAAGTTTAAGGCATATCCGTCCGATTCACCAGAGGCCGTAAATCTTGAATTGACCGAACCAGACGGAACGAAATGGAAAGGTAAATCGGGATATTGTATGGGTGCAGGCCACGATGATTAAGTGTACAATGACAATCATCGACCTCACATACACTATTCCCCAAACATTTTTTGGTTTTTTTTGTGAGAGTGCCTATACCTTTGCGTAAAAACTCAGGCACATGGACGGAACAGAATTGGTCATCCAACCAATATTCAACGAGAATACCATTAAATTCAAGATCATTGACCAAACCCCGTGGCCCACGTTGGCCGCCGATGGGGTTACACCCGTCACCATGACCATAACGGGCGTCGGCCCGTCGGGGTCAGCCTTCCCCACGGCCACCGTGGAGATTGATTATGCCACCTCCAACTATGAGGAGGAGACGGGTTGGTTCCAACTGCCCAAAGTGGCGGGTCAGAATGCCATCCAACCGGGCGCCTATGTGTTCACAGCGGAAGTCGAGATTGACTACGCCATCACGGGGGCAGCCATTGAGTTTATCGGCACGGCAGCCTTCGCGGCCCCCGGTGATTATTCCTTCATCGAGGCGGGCGATACAGTAACCCTGTCGGGTTGTACCAACGTTGGCAACAACGGGTCTAAGACGGTGATCGGCGCTGTGTACAATGAGGAAGGTGATATTACCGTGATAACTTGCGCCTTCTTGTTCACCCCCGAATCCCCAACGTCGCCCGGCACATTTGCCTATTCAGCCACGGGTAAGACTGTGGAGAATGAGTTTTCATACACCTATTCAGAGTGTGACCACGTAACGGTATCCATTGAATCAAGCGTTGACTGCACCGCCGCCAATGGCGCGGGGTCAATGGCTGTGACCGACGCGACTACTATCCCTTCGGGGCAGACGGTATTGAACGGGACGGGAACCAATACAACCAAGCGGATTTCGGTGACATACCCCGTGGGGCTTGTACCTGCCCCTGCGGCAGACCCAAAGACGACATATAATTCTGTGTTGGCGATCAGCCCCATTGCGGATACGGCGGGGGATCAGTTCCCCTTCGTGGCCGTGGTGGTACTCGACATGCAATGTGAGCAGGATGATGGATTGATTATTTGGTACACCGTAAGGGGGCAGAAGTCCATTTCGGTAGTGTGTGAGAGTTCGTTGTGTGGGCTTGCCTCGTGCATCAATGATGCGGTGGTGGCGTATGCGGCACAGTTGAATAAGGGCATCCCCGACCCCGGCAATATGGCACAGTTGACATTGATTAATGCCTACCAACAGCAGTATGCATTGGCTATTTCCTGTGGGGAGTACACCGATGCGCAAACCGCGTTGACCAACCTCAAGGAGTTGCTTGGAAGTGAGTGTACGTGTGGGAACACCACGGCGGATGCCCCCTCGTGGCTCAACGATAGTGGCGGGTTGGTTTACACACCCTCGTGGCTCACTAATTCCTTCTTTAAGGTATGGGCAAGCCCACAGGTGTATTCACAGGCTGACACCGATATTCAGGCGGAGGCCGAGGACATTGTTGTGGGCGCTGACTTGGTTGCCAACATAGGAGATCAGGTGATTATCACCGTTGAGGGTTACAGTTCGGGTGGTAGCGGGGAGATAACCGTCGAGAATGACACTACCCAAGTGGACTATTTGGCCACTGGTTCATTCGCCACGGCAACAGCGTTTAAGTACGTGATTGTGGTGACACGGGTGGATGGTGACTTGGCCTCATGGGTTATGTCACGGTCATCTACCTTAGCGGGTTCAACCACTATATCATCGAGCAATAACCCAACTACCTCGGATTGGAATTACGAGGAGGACAATATCATTCAGGTCTTTGGTAATGCCAATACCTACTTCACCAATGTGAGTGTTTACGTAAGCCGCACGACCGACCTCCCTGAATAATGACCATCACCGTTGATACCATATTCAAGGATGTCCGCCAACAGAGTGGTGTATCCATGATCGGGGGGCTATTCTCCCCCGCGCGGTTCAATCAGGCCATCCAACTGGTCAACCTGCAACTGTTTAACGATTACCGCGCCCGTTATGAAGCGGGGTTACAGTTAGCCGATGAGGTCAAGGACTTCATTGAGCGCAAGGGTACGGGTTCGGCAGCCATGATTGACCTCGAAGAATTGAATAAGCACATAATGGGTGGCTCATTGCCCGACGATTATGCCTACTACATATCGGGGGGCGCTATGTACACAACCAAGCCCGATTGTGACGAGGACGAGGAACAACATTTCAGGCAGTTCGAGATATTACAACATGCTGACTTTGAGTTCCGTATCAGTTCACAGCTAATGTACCCCACGGTGGACGACCCGATTGCGTGCGTGGAGGGGTCACAGATACTTGTAAGCCCCATTGGGGTTCCCGCGTGTACCCTGACCTATTTCAGATTGCCCGTGACGCCCGTATGGGGTTACACGATAGTGAATACGTTACCTGTGTATGATTCGGCTACGTCAACTAACTTTGAGTGGCCCGATATATTGGCCCCCGAAATAGTGAACAGGACTGCCCGTATCTTGTCGGTGGCTAATCAGAATGATTGGGGTGTACAGACAGCGGTTCAAACTAAACCGAGCGAATGAGAAAGAGGGAGTTCATAGAGATCATCCAAAATGTCCTCAACGGTGGGGATACGACGCCCGACGTTAAGAGTAAGGCGCACCCCTCGGTGGTTGGGATGCACATTGGGAACGCGATTGCCGAACTCGCCTTCGGCCCCAAGACGGAATTGTTGTCCCAACTTGCTATCTTGCATGAGGAATTGGCGATCAGTCAGAACGATTCAGGGGTGTGGTTCACAACGTTGCCCGTCCGCCCAATGGCGGGGGGTAGGAGTATTACCCTCGCTACGGATAGTTTGGACAGGGCCATAAGTATCAGGCAGAGTACGGCAGATAATTTTAACCTCAACTTCATCAGCCCGAACCAACATTGCATAACGGGTGTGGTGAGGGGTAAGAGGCTTGTGTATAACCAAAAGCCGACGGATACGAAGGGGACGCTCATTGATTACGTTAATTTGTGGATTATCGCTGACTTTAATGAATTGGGTGATAACGATTACGTGGTGGTGGCGGGGTCGGAGAATATGATCGTGAGGGCGGTATTGCAGGTGATGGGGTACACTAACCAAGTACCCGAAGAAGTATTGAATAATTTGAGGGTGGACAGGGAACAAGGAAACAAATAATAAAACAACAGATATGTACAACTTGACAGAGGGGCAACTTGTTGATTGCGCCAAACACATTAAAGTTCAACACAAAAAGCTTGATACTGTATTGAGCGAAAAGACCTTGTTTGAAACTACCGATTCGGTGAAGGAATTGTGTGAGAAGGTGAAAGGGTATTTGGCACAGGGACGCCACTATGAAGGTGGGCTGCATAGTTATTTGGTGTCGCAGGGGGTCAAGTTACCCACGCGGAAACCCACGTTGAGTAAGAAGAATTTTGAGGTTCCCCCGATCATCATTCAGGAGGGGTTGCCACCGCGTATCGCACCCATTACCTTTGAGATGCCGAAGGGTTTAAGCAATCCCACCACGGTTAACGAATAATGGTAAAAAACCTCGAATATATTGCCCGTTCAGCCATGTTCTATCTGAAAAAGAGTTCAGATCAGGACTACCCTCACTTCCTGCAATACGCCAAGAGGTGGTACACCGAAGTTGTCCCCCACGAGGGGCTTCGCCGTTTGGGTGTTCACTACGGGAAACTCGACAAGCTATCCCGCCTCGGATTACCCGACGACTTCGTTATGTACACCCGCATTGGGGTACTTGTTGGCAACAGGGTGTGGACACTCACCATTGACCCAACCCTCGCCATGATCCCCGTCCCCGCCTGTTTGGAAGGGTTGACGGAGACCGAGGGGGCAAACAATGAGGATACGTCGGGGATAGAACTCGACTACCTCTTTAACTCGTGGTGGCCCCAATACAAGACATTCGGGGCGTCGGGTGGGTTCAACGTAGGTTACTACCGCCCCGACCTCCCAAACAACGTCATTTACTTCGACAGTACCTTGCTCAACAGGGTGGTTGTCCTCGAATACATTTCAAATGGTTCGTCCGTGGATGGGAATACGAGGGTGATGGAGGCTTACGTCAACGCGGGGATCAACTACTGCGCGTGGATGGACATTGAGTACGACATGACAATCCCCGTGGGGGAGAGGCAGCGGAGGCAGGATCAGTATGATTTCTCTATGGCCGATGCCAACTTCGCGGCTAACTCACCGCTTATTGCGGAGGTATTGGATGCCATTTATACCGCCACGGGAGATAGGTTTGCACATTAATAATGCAGAAGGAAGTATTAAATACATTCACGGGTGGGTTAAATTCAGACGACGAACCCACTTTTGTCCCCCAAGGGGATTACCGCGACATGCGCTTCATGCGCGTGGTGGATAACGTTTACAGTTCATCCATTGCGGCTGTCAGTATGGCGGGGAACGTCGCCATGATCCCCTCGAACATACTCCCCTTCGGGTCACTCCCGATTGGGTGGTGCGAATACCCCGCAGTCAACGGGTTCATCGTTTTCTATTACAGCACGATTGCCCAACACTCCATTTGGATGTACAATGGGATTACAGGGGATTTTGACCAAGTACTCCTGTCATCCGCCCTCGACTTCAAGGAGGATTATTACATTGGGAAGAACTGCAAGGTATTGGGTGGGGACTTACTCGTGTGGTCGGACGGTTACTTCGACAGTTTCCTCAACACCGCAGGGGGATTACCCCGATACCACGACGTTAGGTGCATCAGTATCAGTAAGGCACTCGCGGGGGATTATACGTCCGTTACAGCACAGATACTTAACCTCGCCAAGCAACCGCCCGTAGATCAGATACAGGTTGCCTATGCTGACGACGCCACATTATCCATCAACGGGCTATACAGGCATCAGTTCAAGTTCCGCGTACAATTTGTGTACGACAACGGGGAGGAATCTTCGTGGTCATACATAACCAAGGTTCCCATTCCCCAAGGGAGTGAGTTTTGGAACGGGAATCAGAGTACAACTTACCTCAATAACACAATAGAGATAGATGTCCCCACGGGTTCGTACATAGTGACGGCCATAAGGGTGGCGGTGAGTGTAGATGGTGGCCCCTTCGGGATATTCGAGGAACTAAATAAGGACGATGAGGGTATCGGTAACGACACTTTCTACACCGTTGTGTTCACCAATGACAAGGCGGTGGTTCCGCTATCCGATAGTGAGCCTAACTACTACGATGTCCCACAGTCGGCCCGTACCATTGAGGCCATGCCGAGTGGTGTATTGGCCTTTGGGGACTATTACAGGGAGTTTGACCTCGTTGACCCCTCGGTGGTTTGTGATTATGACATAACGGAGATAACCACGGTTAATCGGTTTGCTCCACAGTTTAAGATAGAAACCAATACGGGTACATTGGTTAGGACATTCAAATCATTGGTGACGTCGGGTTTGCCGTACATGGTTGATGATGTTATTTGGCTATTCTATACGTATGATGCGGCAACCGATTACCCGTACTCATTCTCATACACAATACAAGCGGGTGACTTCGGGGTGGGTACGGATGCCCAAAAGCACATTAACGTGATTACGGCCTTTGTGACAGCGTACAACGCATCAGGGCCACCAACAATGGCGGCAATGATTCCGGGTACGCCTAATTTCACTTTGGCTTTTCAACTTGTTTCGTCCCCCGCTAAGTGCTTTGTGATGAGACCCACTTATGCGGTTCCCACGTTGAAGACGGGGACTAAGCGGCAGATAGGCATAAAATATTTGGATGTGGTCAACAGGGAGTGCGCGGTGATTACCGACCCCTCCATGATCCTCAACATCCTCAACCCGCCGGAAGAAGATACGTCTGCCTTTTCAGACCCCAACAACCCTTACTACGTGACGGGGAAAATGACTATAAGCCATGTGCCGCCCGAATGGGCAACGCATTGGTGTGTGGTATCAAAGAATGACGGCACTTTGCAGTCATTTATGCAGACTTCGGCATACGAGGTGTTGAATGATCCCTTGACACCCGGACTTGTTCGTATAAGCCTCGAAAAGCAATACACTGACCTATACAAGGGGGCAACCTATAACTACGTCCCCGAAGTGGGAGATCAGGTCAGGTTCAGGACTAAATCGGTTCTCAACGCGGTAACGCCCAATACCAACCACGACAAGGTAAGTGAGACCGTCACCATGACTGTCCGCAAGTATGACCCCGTGGGGGGATTCAATAGCAGCGCCGCCATTTGGGTTGACCTCTTTGAATGGGGAACGTTATTGGCCAACACGTCTAACGCTACGGGTACGGGTGCGTTGCTTGAAATATTCAGGCAAGCCCCCGCAGACGACAATGGTTTGTGGTACGAGATGGGGGAGTGGCAGAACGTCCGTTTCCCCCACACTTCATCCCGCGCCCACGAGGGTAACACACAGAATCAGAATGGGGGTACACCCGCCATACAGACATTGGGATATTGGGATGCGTGGATACGCTGCCGCCCAATGGGGGTAGCCATCGGCACAGTCCCCGGCATGAATTGGGCCTCCTATTGGGTGGAGGACACCCGCATGAGTGATTTTTGGGATAGTGATTTGACCTCCCGTGGCCGTTTGGCATTGTATGACATTAACGCCAAGCGCCTCCATTTGGAGAGTGCCGTCAACCATTCGTTCCCCTTCATTCAGGACACGGAGAATAACGGGTTAAACAAGATTAGTTTGCTCACCGAACAGAACTTGAATAGTCTGTATGGGGCTGTGACCGCATTGACCATGAGTGCTAATACTCTCGTTGTAAACCAACAGAGGCATTCATGCGCCATCTATACCGATTCGGTACTTGCCGCCAACCCCGGCGCGGGAGATACCGTCCTCGCCTCACCCCAAGCGTTTGGTAACGTGAGGTATTATGAGTACGCGGCTGGTTGTATTGACCCCCTGACGGTGATCCATGAGAATGGGGCCGTCTATTGGCTTGACCGCAATGGTGGTCAGGTGATTGAGAACGCGGGGGGTGGGCTTATCCCGATCAGCAAGGGGGACTACAAGTATAATTCGGCCATATCGCAGTTGAGTGATGCTATAAATACCTCCTATCAGTTGGTGTTGGGACTGTTTGACCGCCAATACAATGAGTATAAAATAGTGGCTTGCAACACGGAGACATCTACCTCGTGGGTTGGGGAGCAACACGTCTTTAACCGTTACCGTAGGCGTTGGGTTCGCAAAGACCCATTACCCACGGCGGGGGGATTGTCAGCGGGCAATATGTTCGTGACATTTAACCACCTCGATGGCGTCCCATATACGGAGAACGCGGGCGGTTACAATTCGTTCTACGGTGAGGAGTATGACTACTATGTTCTATTCATTGTCAACCCCGAACCGATGCTCAACAAGCAATTTACCGCGATGGGGTTAAAGAGCATATTGGCGATGGCTGTTACGGCTGAAAATGCGGCTGCCTATAATACAATGGCTACGGGCGCACAGTCAACAGATTGGAGCGAGGCGTGGTGGGAATTGCTTGAACAGACCTATTGGGTGAATATCCCATACAGTTCCATTACCCCCAATTTTGTGTCACAGGATGAGGCGAGATTGAATGGTGATCCGATGGAGGGATATTATTTGTACGTCTCTCTCACGGGGGATGATTTTACCGTGCAGCAAATCATTACCTTTGTGGCAACCCGTTATTTTGTAAGACCCCCAAAAATGTAACCATGCCGATAAGCGCACTAACAGTAGGACTACTCTCACAAGCGCCCCAACTACTAACGGGCGTCTATCAACTCTTTAAGGGAGGCAACATGAATGTTGACCGCCCCGAAATGCCCATACCCCAAGGGGCCAAGGACGCATTGTCCCTCGCGCAGTTGGGAGCAGGTCAGTCCAAGATGGCGGGGTATGACCAAGCCATGAGCAATATTGACCGCACTTTGGGAACCATGAGTAGTTCGGCAGGGAGGGTCAGCACGGGTTCGGGTCAGGCACTTGAAGCCCTCACCAACGCTTCGGCAATCGGGATGGGTCAGAAAACCGCTTTGGACATTCAGAACGCACAAGACATGGAACGCCGCAGGGAGATACTAAGGAGCGAATTGGGTCACATGGCCCAATGGCAGAAGGACAAGTGGGCGTGGGATTACCAACAAAAGTATTTGGAGGATGCGGCCACCAAGTCAGCCCTCATTGGTTCGGGTATTCAGAACACAGCGGGCGCATTACAGGGCGCAGGTCAGGTATGGGCCGCTGACATCATGTACAAAGACTTGCTTGAAACATTGGGATCATCAGGTGGTGGCAGCGGGATGAATGGTGCGCTATTGGGGCTTGCTGCCTCAAAGGCAATGACACCCCCCGCGTCCACCATGTTTGACGGGATGGTTAAAAATGCGGTGGCACCAACGCCTCCACCACCACCATCGTGGGGAGATCAGGTTCCATACAGCCATTCCCCAATGGATGTGACAGTACCAATGGGAGTTGCACCACGTACAACAGGACTAACAGGGACGGGAGCGGCTACCCCCACGGGGGAGATACCGTTGCCGTATCAAACAGGTGGATTCAGGATGCCCTCATATTTTAATCCGTGGCGATAACTATGACAGCACCACTTTCAAATGTAGCATTGGGCCGCGAGGGTTCGGGGGCCGCGCAGATACTCGACAGTTCTGCCATCCCCTCCATGTTCATTGACTTCTACAAACAGAAGTACGCCACGGCCCAAGCGCAGGAAGCAGCCCGCGTCAAGCGCGAACAGGAGTTGCAGGACAAATTCATGTCCATTGATTACAAACCACCCGAAGCGAAGTACGCCACGGCGGGGTTACAACTCCGCAATGAGAAACTCAAAGGGGTAGTGGATTTGGCAATGGAGACGGGTTCATGGAGTGACCCCAAAGTGATGGCGGGATATACCGAGAGCGTGGGGGCCGTTGACCGTTTCGCGGCAATGGCCGAGGAGTACAAGAACGCCGTTAAGATGGTTGAATCCGCCCTGAATGACCCCTACAAGTCCAAGGAATTGGATGCGGAGACCTATGACAATTATGAGAAGCTAACCAGCTTTCCCCCCACGGCGGAGGGACTGACGGAGGCATTAAAGTTTGCTAAGAGTAAACCGATGCTGATCCGCAAGTTCAACCCGTCGGATATTATTGAACCCCTCATCATGGAGAGAACCGTGACACAGGACGGGCGGCACATTGTAGAGCAGGTGGATGATAAGGCGTTGGAGGTTAAGATGGATTCATTCATTGCTGCCCCCGACGGGATGGCCGCCATTCAGCGTGGTATTGACAAGGGGTATTGGAAGGATATAGAGGAATTTAAGACCATTGTGCGGGCAAGCCAACCCCCCAAGATCGAGAGGGACTTGCCTGTGCCTGTGGGGCCACGACCAACCGTTACTGAGGCAGCAGGTAATTTTACGGCATACGACAAGTGGTTCACGTTGGGGGACTACACGGCCACGCCCGTTTACAACGCCGATGGGACGATCAAGTATGTACCCTTTACCCGTCAGTCTGGAACCACGGAGGCTAAGAAGTTCTATGGCCCCGATAACAAGTGGCAGGGCGTGTTCATTGGTTACAAGGACTTGGGGGAGGATGCCTCACCCCGTTACATAGCGGAGTTCGCAACAGATACGGAGATGGTTGAAGGTATTGATGGAAAGACAGTTAAGAAGGATATTGTTGAAGAAGTACCCTTTGACCGTTCGAATGAGGATGTGAATTACGGGCGTATTGTGACCTATTTGGGCGCAGACCCCATAGAGGCAACCGAGATGTGGGCTGTACAGAAGAAGCCGCTACAAAAGCCTAAAGCACCCGCAGCCAACAAGAACAAGTGGGATAAATACGAGGAATAACAATGCAAGACCCAATCAAGCGATATAGGACACAAGGTAAAGTGTATGCCATTCCCGAAAAGGAATCAAAGGCATTTTTGGCCGATTACCCCGACGCGGAAGAAGTGGTGGCCTATACCGTTGGGGATAAGAAGTACAATATTCCATTGAGTAAGGTTGGGGAATTTTTGAAGGACATGCCAAACGCAGTCCCCGTGGATGGCGTAAAAAAAAAAGAACCAACGCCACAGGAAGTGGTGGACGTTTTTGGCGTTGGGTCAAACGGTTCAAAAAATCCTGTTCAGCAGCCGCAAAAGCCTTCTCAAACACCTACCGTAACGGGTAAACTAAAGAACTTTGAAAAGCGGGCATTAAACCCGTCTCAATCAATCAAGAATCCCGATGGAACCACAAGCACACATAAAATGGCAAGCGCGGAGGTTGACGGGAAGTATATCGCGTTTCCAACCATTGTAGAAAAAGATGGCAAGTTGGTTGAGTTAAGCGTTGACGATGCTATTGATTACGCATTAAAGAACGATGAATTTCGTAGCTTCAAAACAGAGAAGGAATCTCAGGAATATGCCGAAGGTGGCTATAAAAAAGGAACGCCTTTAGAAGAAGGCAAGCCAGTCAGGTTTGGTGCTACCGGAACGGGTCAGGGGTGGAAGGCGGGGCAACCGATTAAGCCCGCATCCAAACTCGAATCAGCCGTTGACAAGTTCATGGCTGCCTCTACGGAACTAAACGCCAAACTCGAAAAGCCACCTATCCCCTCTTTAGTGATTGACCCCGCCAATGGACTGACCAACGCAAACAAAGCAATGTTTGACAAGTTGGAAGCCCAAGAACGGGAACGTAATGAGGCCATAGCCAAGGAGGAAGCGTCCGAAAAGACCCGTGCCGCGTACACAGTCGAGAAGCCCGATGCCCTCACCGATGAGCAGAGGAAGTTTATGAAGGATTACAGGGCATTAGAGTTCAGGGAGTATAGTTATGTACCCGTTACGCCCGAAAATGAGGATTACGCGGCCCTAAAGAATACCCTACGGTATTGGCAGGTGACAGACCCCGACAAGTACGACGCGGCAAGGAATGACCCCAATAACAACAAGCTACTTGCGGATTATGGCCTTGTAGATAGGAAGTTGGTTCCACAGGGGTATGCCCAAGAAAAGGCACAAAACAAGTTATTGACTACCGCAAGGCTGTTTCAAAAGAACGCCCTACAAGTTGAGAATCGTGACTTATTTAAGCGCGTTGAAGCGGCAAATAATGAGTATCAAATAGCGGCTGTAACCCCCGATGCGGCAGCCATTACGGCCATAAACACCGAATTAGATGCCTACCGTAATGAGGACGGCACTATACGCCCCCTCCCCGAACCGTTGTACAAGAAAGTCAAGGCGATGGAGGCCAAGGTAGCGGAGGTGGAAGCGGCTAATCAGGCCGCCAAGGACGCCATCTTTACCAAGTATGGTCTAACCGATGAGGATATAGCCAAGGCACAAGAAGCAAGCGACGTACTCAACACCTACAACCTCGCCCTATTCACCGAGGGTGGTGATCTAAAGGTTGACCCACGGTTCCCCGAATTACAGAAGGACGTAGATGAGATTAACGCAACGATACAGGCGAGGGAAGAATTATATGCGGCTGCCAAAAGGGGGGAGACTGGAATCGCTACGCCATTCATCCTCTTACAAGAGCAAGTAGCCCTACCTATTCAGAATAGGTTACAGAATGTTGGCCGGAACATGGCTGAATTACCCAAGGTGATTTCCGATGCTTTCGGTGCCGAGGGGGAGTACGGAGTAACCGACGTCCTCTTTGACAACATGACCGAATGGAGTGACTTAATGATTACCCCCGAAAGCGGGACACTCCCATCTCTCAACAAAGGATTGTTTGATGAGGGTGGGGCGGAGACACTACTCCCCAAGCTATCGGCAGGTGTTGTTGACTTAGCTGCCTTCATGGCCGCAGGGGCAAGCCCATTGGGTGCTGCGGGTATCGTTGGGACGGCCTTTGTGACCCAAGCGGGGGACAACTATCGGGAGTTCATTGATGCGGGATTTGCCCCACGGGATGCGGCCCAAGCGTCAATGGCATTGACAGCTATTACGTCCGTCATGGAGGTGATGGTACAGGAAAATAAGTTGGCGGCAGACGCGGGCAAACGGTGGAGGGGGTCACTCATTAAGGAACTCGCCAAGGGGAAGTGGGACAAGAACACATTGTCACAAGCCCTCAAATCCTCATTCGAGACTGAGGTGACTACTGGTTTTGGGAAGGAAGCAGGGGAGGAGGTAGCGGTAGAACTCGCGTCAGGCATTTACAAGTCAGTAGCCAATACGATTGTGGGCGAACAGCGTTTTGACCCCATCGAAACCAATGACCTTATCGAGGTTGGTACAATAGGGGGTATGTTAGGTAGTGGCGTTGTTGCAGGTGGCTATTTGAAAAAGCCCGTGTCTCCCATAGAGGCGCAAGCGTTGTCCTCATTGGCCAAGAAGGTCAAAGAGGGTGATCCGCTTAATCCACAATTACAGAAGTTGTTGGAGGGTCAACCCGACGTTGGTTTGTTGCTTGAGAAGTGGTGGGAAGTGGAACAGGCCACCGAGGGGTTGCCGGAGGATGTTAAACCACAGGTGGTGGCGTTGGAATTGGAGAAGCAGGGGATTGAGGAGCAGCAGAAGGCGTTGTCAGTACCCAACCCCGTGGCCGAGGAGAGGATAGCGGCCATTGAGGTCGCCATGAAGGAACTGATGGCCCCACCCGTCGGGGAGGGGGTAGTGGAGAAGGAACCTGTAAAGGAAAAAGTTGGTGATAAATTAGGTATTATTAGTAACGAACAACATTTATCAAACTTTGAAAAAGCAAAACAAGAGTGGGATAAATTAAGCCCAAGAGATAAGAAGCTAAAAAGGGCGGATTATGAATTAGACGATTTAGAACATACGGAGGGTGGTTATTACAAAGTTGGTAATTCATTAATTGATTTAGACTTGAATGCAAGCCACCTTAAAATACTATTAGAAAATAACAAATTCTTAAACATACTCAATAAATTAGGGGTGACTAAAATACATGGTGAAAATAGACCAGCAGAAGAAATGTTCGCTCATTATTCTGACAACAAAATACACTTAAATAATAATTCAGCATTTGAAAACATAAGACAAGTTACAAATGCAATGAGCCACGAATTAGGGCATCACGAATGGACTAAATTAACTAAAGAAGAAAGGGATTATGTTAGGTCATTACCAATTGAAACGGGAATGGCAAAACATTATGAATCACAAGAAAAAAGCGGTAATGGCAAAGAAACAAGTGCGTCATTACAAGAAGAAAACTTTGCAGACTATGTAATGCAATATTTTCAAGGTAAATTATATGGGGATGAAGCACTATTGAATAAAATACCTGCAAAACTTAGGCAATTATTTGATGACAAATATTCCGATTTATTAACGGCTGAAATTGTTACAGATGAGGGGGGAGATGTAAAGAAAACGGCAGAAAGTGTACAAGATGTGCCAACTGATGCGCTTGCAGATGTTGAAAGCACGGCGAAGGCAATGGAGATGGCCGATGTTGCTAAAGTGAAGGAATTAGACGGCTACTTAGACGTGCCATATCAGGATTATGATAGCGATACTACGCCCGATGTTGCGTTTTCCGCAAGGGATTTACAAGATAGTGAATCAAAGGTCACAAAGGAGACTATACGAAAGGATTACGGCGCGTCGAAAGATGCGTTTATTTATGAGGGATATATCCCAAGCAACGAGGTTCCTGATGAAGTTTTAGCAGAGGAAGAAAGCCCGTTAAAAGGAGTGGGGGAGTATGATTGGTCTGAATTAATGGGGAAAAATAGAGGAATGCCTCCTGCCAAAATAAAAATAGAAAGTGATGGGAACATACAGATTCTTGACGGGAATCACCGTATTAGGTTTTGGAGAGAGCAGGGAATGGAATTTATCCCGGCGTGGATTATTGATGAAAGGCCGCCGTCATTAACTGTGTCCCAAGCGTATCATGCCGCCAAGGCTGATGGTTCTAACCCCGAATTGGTTGAGGCAGTTGAAAGTTTGTTAGGAACACCCCCCACGGAAACCGCCCAACCTGCGCTTGCAGACGTTGAAAGCACAGCGAAGGCGTTGGAGGGTAAAAAATCATCCTTAGATGAAAAAGCTAAAAAGCTGGGGTATATCGGCATAAAACAATTCAACGCTCAAAATCAACTAAATGAAAACCTAACGGATGCAGAAAAAGCATTGCTACAAGAATATTCAGATTTTCAACAAGAAATAAAAAATCTTAAAGACGAAAATGTAATAGCAAAATTATCAGATGACGAATTTTCATCATGGTCTAAAGCAAATGACATCACAAGAGATAACTTGGGTAAAGTTGTAAAATACGAAGAAATAGAACTTGCTGCAAAAAGAATAAGAATACTAAACGCAAGAGGAGATAGCAAAAAGGCAGAATTGGAATTAAAAAAATTAAAAGAAAGCAAAAGAAAAGATAATTGGACAATAGAGTCTTGGAAAGAAAGATTTGATGAAGATATTGAACAATCAGAAATTGATGACATAAATAACTTTAATAAAGAGTTTAATAAATTTATTGACAAAGCGGTAGAAGAACTACTAAGTCCAACAGAAGTGGAAGCCCCACAAGTTGAAGTGGTAGCCTTCGGCATTGCCGTCCCCCGGTGGAACGGATTGATTGAAACGGTGGCTACTTTGGTGGATGCCTACAAAGCGGGAACAATTACCGCCAAACAACTCCGCGATAAGATCAAACAAGCGGTGGATGAACTCAAGGGGAAGGAAGCTAAGTTCAAGGCCGATGAAGCCATGAAGTTCATTGACGAGAAGTTGGGTAAGGCAATCCCCGAAATGGTGGAGGAAGAACCTAAGCCATTCCCCGACCCCGCCGACCCCAACACCCACAAGGAGAATAGGGAGCGCCGCAAGAAGGCAGTCGTTGAAGCCATCACCGAACGAGCCGAGGGTATGGACAAGGCAACCGCCAAGGAAATCGGGGATGAACTCGGACGTTTATACGATGAACTCCCCTTCGATGAAATGGAGGCATTGGCCGACCAAGTAGTGGAAGCAATGGGTGGTTTGGATGCAGCCCTCAAGGAAGCAATCACCGAGGGAACCAAGATGGCCCCCTACCTCCGTACCGTTATTATCGGTAAGAGGATGGTCGAACTAAGGGCCAAGATCAACGACAAGGATACAGACCCCAAGGAGAAGGCCAAGTTGTCCGACGAGATGGGTCAGTACATGGACGTCCTCGACAAGTATAGCCGCGACATGGGTAGGGCCATTGCCTACTTGAGCCAACTCTACTTCTCAACCCCATTCGCCGTTATCCGCAGGATCAAAAAAGATTTGGCCGAACGCAATCGGAACCGCATGAAGGGGGCCGAGAAGAAGGCCGCAGAGATAGAGGACGCCATTGCCTCCGACAAACGGTATGAGGAAGCAATGGAAGCCCTCATGGCCGAGAGGGAGAGGGTAAGCACGTTGGAACAGGAACTTGACAGGATAAAGAAGAAGGGGAGGAGGCCCAAGTCCAAGATTACCCTCGTTTCCGATGAGGCGTATGAGAGGGCAAAAAAGGAGTTTTTAGGAACCTTGTCGGCCAACCCATTCCTGAACCCCGAAATGTACAAGAACGCGGCTATAATCGCCGCCAAACTTGTGGAGAGGGGCGCTAACAACTTTGTGGACTTCTACAACGAGTTCTCCAAACTGACGGGGGGCAAGTACAAGGAAGATATTGCGGAGTTCTATAAGAATGTACGCCAAGATTTGGTTGATATGGGTTACCCAATGTCAGACCTGTCAACCGACGAAGAAGTGGATGAAGCGATGGCGCTCATTAGTGAGAAGGAGGGTGGCAAAAAGAAGGTGAGTGTTGACAAGAAAATCCGCCAAGCCCTCATTGACATGGGCCTCTTTACCGAATCAACCATCAAGGGTAAGAAGGTTGTGCGGGTCAACTGGTCACCCCTTGTCCAAGGTTCCAAAAATGCCGATGATGCCCTAAACAAAATAAGGGAAGCCCTCGTCCCCAAAGTGGGGGAACAGGCCGCTGACCAATTTATCACGGAAATATCACCGAGGTTCCGTGAACTCCACCGTCAGAAGCAGGAATCGGCCATTAACCGTTTGATCGGTAGCCGCAAGCGCAAGAAGGGAATCAGAAAGACCCGCATTGACAAACTCATTGAGGCCCACAACATAGGGGCGCTCAAGCGGGCGGACGTCCTCGCCGAACTCGCCGACTACTTGGGTATTAAGTCCATGACCAAGGAAGACGAGGATTGGATGGAGGAACAACTTAGGAAGATTGACGAGGCCCCCCGTGGGTTTGAGAGGGAGGGTTTGGAGGAGGAGTTCACGGCCCGTCTGTTGCAACTACAACATGAATTTACTACCCGCAGGTTCCAAGACTTTATGAAGTCGGGTATGCTCGCCGGTTACATAACAACGCTCAAGAACCTGACGGGATTTTTCGAATTACCCCCGATGTACCTGCACCATTCGCTCCTTAACCTGTACTCGTCATTGGGTAGGGGTAAGAAACCCGATGTGAATGTGAATAAAGCGGTAGCACGGGCTATTAAGCCAGCACTCCGCACGGCCCTTGACATATTGCTCAGGGGAGGTGTGGACTTGGGTTCGGCTTATTCGGAGATCACCGAAACTAAGGAGGGTTCACCCCGCGTCCGTACCTTGGAGTTCTCCCCCGCTGAATACACGACCTTGCTTGGTAAGTATTATTCCAAGATGCAGGGGGTCAACAAGTACGTGGGTAGGGTATTGTCGTTCCCCGACACGCTTAACCAAGTGTTACTCCAAGAGATGCAGACCTACACGTTCATCAAACATAAGTTGATGATCGAGGAACCCGCGCTCTCAATGGAAGCGTTGGAGGCTAAGACATTGGAGATGATGTACCCCGTGACGTTGGAAGACGCGATAGAACAGGCAGAGGCGGACTACGCCAAGATGGGTATTAACTTGGGGGACAACGCTAAGGACAACAACCGTTTCATGCGGAGGGTGTATGAGATCATCGTGCAGGGAAGGGGACAAGAGATTGTCAAGGAGGCGGCTTATTTCGCCAATAGGAATACATACAAGAGCCAAGAGCAGTATGGTATCAGTAGGTTGACTATTGGGATGCTTGACGCCATTGTGTCTGTCTTGAAGTCAATTACCAAGAAGATAGTAACAACAACGACATCCAAATTCGCGGAAGATTTTTTCAGATTCGTACAAGTATTAATTGACACGATTACAGGAACCATTATCCCCTTCATCAAGGGCGTTGGGAATATCGTTGAGAAGACATTGGAGTATATCCCAACCTACGGGTACACCAAGGGGGCGGGTTACATGACCGCAGCGGCATACAAGCGCCTCGTGGAAGGTGACAAGTTGGGCGCCATGAAATCCTTTCAGCACGGCCACGAATTTATTGTCCGCGCCTCGATTGGATTGGCAGTACGTACATTGGCATTATTGGCATACGCCATGTTTGACGAGGACGATGAGGAAGACGAGGTTAAATCCCCCTTCTTCGGTAGTGGTTCCGGCGATTGGAAACGGTCAAAGACAGAGAGCGTGACAAGGCCCAAGGATGCGGTTAGGATTGGGAACTATAACATCCCCTTCGAGGCACTTGGAACGATGGGTGGGGCGATAAGGGCCGAAGCGATATACGCTGACCTCAACAGGTACGTGGATAACTTCGAGGACTTAACATTCACAGACCGCACTTGGCAGTACATGACCAAGATGGCAAGTGACATCATCGTGGACGGACAACTTGGGGGAATCAGGGACATCACAAGTCGTTATGACGATCCAAAATACCTCAAGAATTTGATTGCGGATATGAGTACGAGGGCATTGATCCCCTTGGTGCAGACATCCCGCCAACTTGAGCAAACAATCCATCCCCAAGCGAAAAGCCCTATCACCTTTGGGGATTACGTGAAAAAGAATATGGGACTGTTTGGTGGTTGGGCATTGGATAAACCCGCCTACGATTACAGGGGACGGGAATATAAGACAGGGGACATCTACGCCAATTCGGTGAACGGGTGGCTCACCATGTTTAAGGAAAAGCAGATGGGTGACAAGGTGGATAAGTTCGTGAGTGACTACTACCCCCGCGTGTTGAATGTTCGGGAAGACCTCGAACCGTACAAAGTGTTTGACCCAAGTCAGAGGTACGGGTTACGCACCATGACCGAAAAGGAATTGTATGAGTACGGGCTTGAGAAGGCCAAGAAGTTTGATGCATTGGTCAAGGCTTATTACGCTACCAATCCCGTGGGGCAGAAGGAGAGGAGGATTGACGCCATGTTACAGGAGGACAGTAAGCAGACGAGGGACGACATCTACAAACAGTACGTGGCTGCCGCTACCTTTGAACAATTACGCAAGGCCAAGAGGGAATTGACCGACAGGGGGATCACATCAGAAGACCCCAATTACGAGGCCAAGTTGGGTAAGGAACTTGTTGACATCAGGGAGAGGGACGAGATCAAGAGGGAGATCAGCGAGATCAATACTTTGAGTAATAAGGCTGCCTTTGCGACCATGACGGCCAAGTGGGGGAACGCACCATCCGACAGGGACTTGGAGGGGGATATTCAGAAGTACAACGCAGCCCTTGAGGGGTATAAACCATGAGTAGTTAAAATTGCTTAAACCGATTACCTTTGCACGACAGATACCACATAACCGACAACGACATGCCACAAGTCCAACTCTCCGCAAATGAGAACTTCGTGTTCCTCAACTACCTCGGTGTAGATTACATCAAGGACAACAACCCAAGCCCCTCATCCCCCTACACCCTCCATCAGGGTCAGAACGGGTCTCCCTGCAACCCCACCGTTGAATATTGGTATTCGGAAATAGCCCAATCGGTTGACGTGAGTAACGGACAATGGATTGAGGATTCCGTTGGGAACATCTATTACAAACTCAACGGGAACCGACCTTCTAACATCAAGAAGCGTTAATTGAAACCCCGTTACCACATAGGGCTATCCGTCCTCTGTACCTTAGTTGCGTATCAGTCGTGGCATAGGTTCTCTTACCTCATTGACCTGTATCCCGACCGTCAGACCGAACTTGAGGTGGCCTACACCAACTTTTGGATGCTGTGTATGGCTATCGCTTGGGTGTTAATTACCAAGGGTGTCATGGGGTACACGAAGGGGAAGCGGGGGGATTACCACTTGGCGGAGTTCTTCTACGGACTGGCCTTAACTAACCTCTTTGACGAACTGTTTTTTTCTCCCTTGGAAATAACGGGGGCGGAGTACGTCGGGTTTGTCATTAGTGGCTATATTGCGCTCACAAACTATTGGGTTGTTGCCCCGATAGAAAAAGGATGTTCATGGATATACAAACAGTTAAAAAGACTGCCCAAAAACCTATGGAGACCCAAAACCTGATGGATATTGCAGAGCGCCATCACAAGCCCATCACCATTGGGTTAGTGTGGTTTTTCCATATCTTTTCTTCCTGTATTTTAGACGTACATAAAACCTATACGGTCATTAGCTTTATATTTGCTTTGATCTTTACGGTCTTCTTTGGTTTTTTGGGTGTCATCGTAATTAATTGGATGGAAGTAATCAAAAACGTGGGAGAGGTAGTCAAAATATTGGCTGAGGCATCAGCCTGTGTAGTATCAATGTACACGGTCTATACCTTGGCTAAGAAGACCCACGGGAAGCGCAAGAGGAGGAGGAGATGAGTAAGACAGCACAGAAGTTACAGGAATGGATGGCCTCGCGCAAATTCGCGCTCCTCATTGCCTATTGGGTATTCATATTCATAGGGGCCGCCATCATCTATTTTAACGATACCGAGACCTTCGATGATGTCCTCGATGTGTACAATTCAGCCCTCGAATGGGCCTTATGGGGACTAATCACCTTTGCGGGTGTCGAGGGTGGCAAGGAAATGATAGGGATGGTCAGGGGAAAGAAACCGCCCGTGACTTATGACCCAAACACAACAGAAGTAACTAATGGATAAAATTACACTTGACCGCATCCAACTGATGCACCCCAAACTACGGGCCGATGCCGTGGAAATGTACAGGGATATTTGCAAGGCACTCACTGGAAAGGCGCTGTGCCGATTTGCGTACACTCTACGCACCTTTCAGGAGCAAGATGAACTCTACGCCCAAGGGCGGACAAAAGCGGGCAAAATAGTCACCAACGCAAGGGGTGGTCAATCATACCACAATTATGGACTTGCCTTTGATATAGTCCTGTTAAAGGACACCAATGCGGATGGTAAGTTCGAGACGGCCTCATGGGAAACCAACGTGGACTTTGACGGGGATGGGAAGGCAGATTGGTTAGAGGTTGTTGTAATAGCCAAACACTATGGCTACGAATGGGGCGGAGACTGGTCAGGATTTAAGGATCGCCCCCACTTCCAACAGACATTTGGGCGTTCTACAAAGTCATTACTAACCGATGTCAGATTGGGGAATGTTGATGGTGCGGGATACGTTATTCTCTAAGGGGTATAAAAGCCGAAGGGGTGACGCCTGATAGCACACCCCCTCGGTTGACCCTACGTTCCTCACCTGTCCGTTGCTGCCCACGGGGAGTTTCACCACGTTGGGGTTTTGGGTCGGGACAAAGATAGGTGTTTTTGGGAATTTTTGCAAAGGGGGATTGAGGCAACTTATTTCGTTTGCTCCAATTCAAGTTTCACGTTCTCCCAATAGTTGTGCTGCAAGTAAGCACCTTGTTCGTCCCAACAAGTTTTGAGAGTTTCCAAAATTTCATCAACGGCTATTTTTGCACATTCTTTTGCAATAAACACGTTCATGCTTTCAACGTTGTAGTTGTATCTGTCAGCACCTCGTACCGTAGGTAGATACTTCTCAATAAGTTCCTGTGCTTTTTCTTGTGGTGTCATTTCCTTTCAATATTTGGTAGTGTCTCAGTTTGGAATTTTAACATCTTGACCGCTCAAGAATGGCCATATTTGCTGCATGGCTAAAAAGAAAAGACCACGCGACCCCAATCAGCTCGCCAAATCTATTGTGGACATCTCAACGGGCGAAGCCGTTGACCCAAAAAACAGCGAAGGCAAAAATCCTGCTGCTGTTGCATTAGGCAGGTTAGGCGGATTAAAGGGCGGAAAGGCAAGAGCCAAAAAACTAACAGCCGAACAACGGTCGGCTATTGCCAAAAAAGCCGCTAAGAAGCGGTGGGGGAAGAAGTAGATTTAAGTTTTGTTCGGCCGTTAACTAAATTATGCAGATATGCGCGGTGCCATACCGCTAAGATACTTATTGTCTCATTGTCATGATCCATATCTAATACTACACAATACCGAGGCCCACAATTTACATAAAATGTCCCTAAAATGTTCTTCTTAATTGACTTGATTCTTTTCGAATGTGGCTCGTTAGCGATGTCTTGAATGTCTGAAATAATACGTGATTTAAACTTCGCGTTGTGCTGAGTTGTCAAATCAGCTAATGCAGATTTCGAGATCAGTATCCCATACATAACTGCTATATTTATTAATATACTTTTTGAACTGACTTGGGGTCATAGGGCGCATGTGTTTAACATCATTTCGCGCAGCATCTATTGTGCATACGCCTATCAAGTAATCTTCAATAAACGTAAGGTTTTCTGATGCTATTTTAAAGTTTTTGATGGCTTGGGAAGTTCCTTTTACTACATCAATGGTTTGGATCATTGTTAGTAATGATTCAACCGCCTGATTAAGAGACCCACAAGTCTGCGCAACAACATTCACTTTAGCTTCACTCCAACGGTTGTTTTTGTTTGTTGGTAGGCTATCTAAAATGCTTTCCGATAGATTCAAAACAATGTTGGAAACTTCCTTCAAATGAGTTGACTCTTTTGGTTCTAAGTATTGATATGCCACTTTTATGGAAGTTGCATCAGGCTTTGATTTATTGGGGTTACGAGTAAAAGACTCAATAAACTTGACGGCCTTCTCCTGTGATCCAGGATCGCAATAATTAAAGGAAACAGAGTTCATGGTTAAAACAAATTTACAACCTTTATAGTACGTAAATTGTTGACAAAAGTTGTGCAACATAAACCCAACCAACCGCCACACAATGAGCGACATCCGTTTTTTAACATTTTTGTTACTCATAATGAATATTATTCTTGACCGAATAAGCAAAAGTTCATTATCTTTGTCGCATGAACAAGAAATCCATTACCGACAAAGCCCGAATCATTCAACTACTGTGTGAGGGTAATAGCCTGCGCGCCACGTCACGCATAGCCGATTGTTCAATCAATACCGTGACCAAACTACTTGTTGAGGTTGGTCAGGCATGTCAGCGTTTCCACGACGAAACAGTAAGAGGGCTGATCTGTAAGCGCGTTCAATGCGACGAAATTTGGTCGTTTGTCTATGCAAAGCATAAGAACGCACCTGAGGACATGAGGGAAAGGGGCGAAGCGGGTGATGTTTGGACTTGGGTAGGCATTGACGCGGAAACTAAGTTGGTAGTGTCCTGGTTTGTTGGCAATCGGGATGCGGATAGCGCAAACGATTTTATGCAAGATGTGGCGTCACGCATTCAAAATAGGATTCAACTGACAACGGACGGTTTTAAGTCCTACATAGACGCGGTTGCGGATGCTTTTCCCTCAGGAATAGACTATGCTCAACTTGTGAAATTGTATGGTTCAACCGAAATAAAGGGCGAAAAGAGATATTCACCTGCTGAATGTATTGGAGCCAAGAAAGTAGATGTTATTGGCAATCCTGAGGCCAGCCACATATCTACAAGCTATGTAGAGCGTCAAAACCTGACCATGCGGATGCACATGAGACGGTTTACAAGGCTTACCAATGCCTTTTCTAAGAAGGTAGAGAACCATTGCCACGCAATCGCCCTACACTTCGTATATTACAATTTCTGCAAGATTCACAAGACATTGAGGGTTACCCCTGCAATGGAGGCGGGATTAACTCAGGACATTATGAGTTATGAGGATATAGCCCGACTGTCTGAGAGCTAAGTTTGCTATGTTTGGGGCAACCAAAACCTTTGTCCCGTTGCCATACTTAGATTTTCGAATAGTGGAACTAATTATTTCTATTATTGAACTAATAGCAATAGTATGTGTTCCAATGATCTGTGTAGGTATTACTATTTGGTCGCAAAAGCGATATGCAAATCAACAGATCAAGAGCGACTTGTTCCAAAAGCTATTCTTACACAGGGCATCCCCTGTTTTTAAGCGAGAATTAGCCGATACTTTGAATGCGATACAGGTAGTGTTTCCAAAAAACAATGAAATTCGTGAGAAATGGAAACAGTTTCACGCAACCGTGAACACAGATGGGGGCAGAGACTTGACGGATGAAGAAAAGGCAACATTGAATAAGATCACGTCTGATCTTTTGTTCCTAATAGCAAGTGACATCAAGATACGTAACGTCACGCGAGAGGACTTCGACAAAATATTCTACCCACGAGTTTTAGGTGCTGAGGAATTGATAGAACGAGACAATAAGGCTCTTCTAAACGAATACTACGCTAAGTCAATTGCATTTTACGATTATTACCTAAAGCAATTGGCTGCTAATGATCGTGCTTCCGAAGACCAAACAGCCAAAGCATGAATTTGAGGAATCCAACATATTCCACAAGGACTTCAACTACGAAGGAATCGGCAATACGCTTCCTTACTGATACGGTTTTGCTTTTATTCATTTTTGCGATATGGTTTTGTTGATTATTTCAAACTGAGACACTACCCAATATTTAATTCGGTGCCGATAAACCGCCCAGCACCCACGGCGTATTTTATCTCGATACCTCCACCTTGGCGTCGGGATGTTCCTTACAAGCATTTAAGTAGTCTTCCACAAACGGGACGAACTGCTCATAAGTCCCCCACTTGTTTTGGGCGTCAAACTTTTTGAAGTGGTCGGGTCGTTCTTTCAAGTCAGCCAATCCTTCTTCAAGTAGTTCCACAAGTTCGGACGCCTTGGTTTTGCCTATCTCATTTGGCGTCCAAAGCACCTCATAAATACCCGCTTCGTCCGCCATTGTAGCGAGGTTGTGGGTAATGTTGGAACTATAAACTTCTTCGTTTTCTGTTATCAAACAAACATCTAAACTCATATTGTGATTTTTATTGATTAAACTCCATTTCTACCTGCTCATTAGGTTCGGGTATGTCCGTCCCCAAATAGGCCGCGCAAAAGGCCCGTATGGCCTCCAAATACCCCATCATATCAACCGTATCCATCTCCCTTGTTGACCTCGGTAGCTTGGTGATCTCTCCCGTCTCCACGTCCACCCCTTCCTTGTACCAATATTTCAACTTGAAAAAGAGGTGGGTTTCTTCGAGTGATACGGGATAGCCCCATGCGTCCGACAATCCCTTGGCGGCCAAGGGGTACACCACCCCATGCAGGTAGCGGTTCTGTTGGTTTGAACGGTTCTTCTTCTTGGGTTCCACTGTTATTTGGAACTCGTCCCCCTTCAAAGCCATTACGTATGCCCATAAGCCCTTGGAGTTGGGCATAACGGGTTTGCCGTCCCGTTTGAATCCGTAGAATGTACAACGTTCAATCATTGCGGTAGTTGGGGTTATCCTTTAACCACTTCCTTATCCTGTCGGCCTTAGCCCTGTCCAAATCCTTGCCCCACGCGGCCCTGAGTATATCCTGTTGGGTTAGCCCGCTCTCCCTCTCAACCTGTTTGCGGTGGGGGGCCAAGTAGTAGTTACAGGCCATCCAAACCATGAACTCCCTGACGTCCTGATAGAAAACGGCATCAAGCGTTGGGACAGGGGCGTCCCCAAGGGGGATGGTAATGGGTTGTAATGGGTTCATTGGGTAATATTTTTACTCCACCACTCCGCAAAGCGACTTTTTGGATATTGACAAATGATATAATCACACATTTTGTGGACTGCATCAAAAGTATCTTTGCCAAAAAACCTTTCAATCCAATCTTTTTCAGGTAACGGGCTTAGTCTGTTCAGGGTGCTTTCAGGCGTTTCACACATTATAGTCATCTCCCCTGCTGTACTGTTATCTATCCATAACCTTGGGTACGTGCTGCGGTCTATCAATGTTGCGTAAACACCAATATCACTTTCACTCTCTAATCGGTAGTTCCATTCGTGATACCGTAATGCCTCCAAAATATCCACTAACCGTCTATCTAATTCATTTTGGGTTTGTGTGGTGAGTTTAATGGTTGGGGGTTGTGGTATAGGCATCCAATGGGTTGGATAATAGTTGTCGTCAAATACTCCGTCACCGTTTATTCCGTCATAAACGTATGCCCATACTTTATTTGTTTCCCCATTTTCCGTAAATAAAAAGTAGCTCATTATGCATACTTGCCCATTCAATACTGCCAACACATTGTCGGGTGTTTCGGGCAGTCTTTCATCAACTGAAATCCATTGGCTCATTTGGTTAGGAGTTCTTTGTTATCTATCGCGTTGCCGATTACTTCCATGTATTCAATATTCTCAAATGGGTCTTCGGGATTATCTTGGTGGGGAAAATGAAAACGCACAGCACAAAACTTACCCTTGTCATAAATGATTTCACCTCTATACACCCTGCTTTTCCACGGGTGCCTGATGAAGATAATATCTTGTTCCCAAATCTCCTTCCCGTTCTTGTCGGTGAGGCCGGTGAATTGTCCGACTGTGGCGGGGTCAACGTTCCATCCATAAATTTTATGGCAACCGGGTGGATAAACTGCCGCATGTGGCAAGATGTACATGCGCCCTGCTTTGGTTCCTTGACCATGAACCAAGTCCCCCTCAACCCACTCGCCATTGTCGAGGCGCTTGCCCCGGAATTTTATTTGTCTCATTGTCTGTTTCTAATAGTTTTCGATTGATTAAAAAGCCCTCCCGATGTTGCCGGGGGAGGGCAGCCGTAGCGTCTGTCATCATTGTTCGGCTTAACACAGCGCGATTGCTGTGCTTAGGGATTGTGCCACCTTCACCGGTTGTACCGGTTGCTAACCCGGCCCCGACCTCCGGTAGCCATTACCCGCCATTAATTTCCTTGGGGCCACGATGTTTGCAGTGTTGTACTTCCACTTCCGGATGCACCGTGGCCCCTTCTGTCAAAAAAGTGTCGTATGGGTGTTTTCACCCTTCGTGCGCCCAACTGGTTTCGAACCAATATAACCCACGTTATGAGCGTGGTGCTTTAACCGTTAAGCTATGGACGCAATTCTTTCAATTAAAAACCCCCGCTCCCGTTGGAACGGGGGTCTCCTTGCTGAACTAATAATACTTAACCAAAACCAAATCCCCGACGGGGATAAGTAGGACAAAGGTAGGGGAGGGTGGATTGCCCGTGCAAGCCAAAGGGTGTTAAAAGATTATCCGACCTGTGCTAAATTTGCAAAAAATAGAAACATGGATCAAAGAGAGTTGTACAAGCGGATATGCATGACAATGTATGACCGCAAGTCACCGCCCAACGGGGTTAAAATGAGGGATGTCATTGCGGACTTCTACATGATCCATACCAACTCCACCGAAGTACCAAAGTCGTTCAAAAAGCGGGCTAACCGAAATAATTGGCTAAGTGCGTTTCTATCTGGTTCCATCGTGGGCCACATTGAAGAAAAGCCACAAGCGCCAGTCAGCCCCAAAACCACTATATCTAATAAGGAATGGATAAAGATGCTCAAAGAGGTATATCCCAATTCCTTCTACCTTACTGATGAATGGCGTAAATTAAAGAAGTCTGTGTTGCGTATGTACGGGCTAACCTGTATGAAGTGCGGGGTCAAAAACACAATCATGCATGTGGATCACATTAAGCCCCGATCCAAATATCCCGACCTGTCAATGGACATTCGAAACCTGCAAGTCCTGTGTAAGTCCTGTAACATTGACAAGGGGAACAAACATGATACTGACTACCGGACAAAGCGACACTTTGATCTACTGTCCCAAAACACCAAGGGAGGCCATTGACCTCCCCCGATGCTAACAATTAAAACTAAATAGAAGAAACACGAAACAAAATCAAAAGACTGTGCAATATTAAGCAGGAATAACCACCGACTTCAAATAATCCCTCGCTTCCTCCACACGGGTTCGGATACGGGCAATGTCAGCCTCATTCCTCTCCACGGGGAATACCCTGATCCTGTCCCTTTCGGGGATGTCGTCAAATCGGTAATTAACTTCCAAGTCTGCATACGTTTCGGGCGTCCAATCCTCGGGCCGTCCCCCACTTTGGTAGAATAGCTTTTTAAGTTCCTGTTGGATAAGGGGCTTTGGGGTGTCAATCAAACAATAGGCAATGGCGGCCTTTTTTAGCCCCGTGAGGGCCATGTAACCCTGTAACTGCCAGTAGTAGTCGGAGTTGGGTAATTCCTTGTCAAAATAGGGGAATGTAAAGAGGTTCCACGAACACTTGATGTCAATCACCATGTCTGCGGTAATCAGGTCGGGTGTCCCTCGGAGCCAATCGTCCTCAAACCATTGGGTGTTCTTTTGGAGCAATACGCCCTCGTTTTGTATGGCTGAATAGAGTTCTATCCCCGCTTGTTCGGTGGCCAATCCCTTTTCAACGTATTTGGAAAAGAAGTCGGGTTTGCGGTCGTATAGTTTGGACAAGTACCATGTCTTGACACAGGTCTGTCCCGTTTTGCCCAACCCCTTGATGCCCATCAGGTCGCCAATGGAATAGCAGGATGCCTTGAATATGGGTAATTCTTCGCGGGTCATAGTGGTTAGATGAGGGTTATTGTGTGGACAATGGCGTCAACACTTGAGTATGTTGTTTGAACATCGGATACTTCCCCATTAATAGTTTGGTATGGCTCACTGGTATGTGCGCCTGCCCAAGTGCCAACCGCAGGTGCGCCTACAAATCCTTCATATTCCTTGGTGATGGTTTCCCCACCATTGGTAAATTGTATTTCTGTTTTCATAATTTCTATTGTTAGTAACCCCAAACCCCGCGCCATTGACGGTCGCGGGGCGGTGGGGATTGGCTACTGACTAACTATTGCAACTAACTGAAAATCAAAAGGTTAAAAAGGAAGATCATCTCCGTCTTCCGGCTGCACCCCGTCGAGGGGAGCCGATGGTTGTGGTGAGTTAGGTTGGAAGTCCGAATGGGGAGGAATGGGTGGTTGGGCATCATTCTCAATAACCTTGGGTCTCATGCTCTCCTCCTCCATTGATTCCAACACCTCCTTACACTTCATTACCTTGTCTTGGAGGAACTTGGGCAACTTATTGAACTCGTCAGCCGTAAACTCCCTCGCGTCAAACGTAAAGACGGGATTTACAGGCGCGGGGATAGTCATGCCCTTAACCAAGGGGATAACGCTCGACACAGCCGCGTAGGGGCGGCCCTTCTTACTTGTGCCATGTATCACATTCACGATCCCATAGACCCCCGCGAGGGATGTGAGGTCAAACGAGTTGACCTGATCGTCGGTGAAGGGTTTGCCCCTCCATGATTCGAGGAACGGGCGGAATTGGGATTTGTCTGTCATGTAGTAGTTGAAGTCATTGGATACGACCATTGGTTTTGGCTGCTCCCCTTCCTTCCACACCTTCATGTGTTCGGCCAGTTCCCACGAGATACGAACTTTGGGAACCCATTTCTTTTTACCTTGCCATTCAACTTCCTCTTGTCCGAGGTAGATGATTTCAAAACAGCGGCCCACCGTGGAGCCAGCGGGAGCGATTTCTCGATCCGATCCTCCTGTTTGTGGAGGTGTCATTGGTTTACTCATGTGATTTATTTATTGGATTGATTTTTATGAAATTCTTGAAGGGCGATCCCCGCGTGGATACCGTTGGCTTGGGCCATCCGGTAGTTCTCGACGTGGGTCGGGTTGGTCGGGTCGGGTTGTTGGATGTACAACTCCCTGTTGACCTGCATAAAGGTACTCATTTTGCTCATATTCTCTGAGTTTAATAAACAGTTCTTTTGATTGTCCCATTATGACTTAGCGAGTTTGAATATCTCCTGAATGGCCAAGTGGATGCCGATGGCCTTACCTTGTGTGGTGAGAATATCATGGAGGTGTGTTGCCTCTGATTCGTTTCTCATTGCATCACATTTTGCCGTTTGTGCGTCCGCCATTTTTTCGAGGGCGTCAACCAACTCCATAACGTTCAATGTTTCTTTCATGGGTCAAAAGTGGGGGATTCGGTAGGTAGGCGCAAGCCAAAAGAGGTTAAAAGATTATTTCCATTCCAACCAATGTTTGAGGTCGGGGCGTTTGCTGTTACTGTCAGCAATACAGTCCTTCAACATTTGTTCGTGGCTTATGTCAAACCATTCGCCGCTTCCTTGAAAGCCTGTTAGCTTGCTTTTCCATGCAATTCTACAACTTGTAATTTTTGTCATTGCGCCAGTTATTTAGATTGTTCCTTCTCCAATTCCGCGAGTAGGCAATCGGCTGCGGTAACCGATAAACACGCCATGTAATGTACATTGTCCATGTTAGGCACTGTATTGTTTGATGGGTCATAAATTGAAAGCAAGCCCTGCATTGCCATAATAGCCGCGTATTCGCGTTTGGTGAGGCCGGTATAGAATTTAACACCAGCATCTACGCGGTCTGTTTCTTCTTTGCTTAGTGCGTTAATCGGTTGATCTGAATTTTTCATTGTATGTGATTTGATTGTTTACTATTTACCAAACACCAACATAGCCGCATCCCTTCCGTGTTCGGTTGTACGGTTATCCCAGCCGGTTAGTTCTTTGAATTTTTGTGATGATAGTTTGCGGATACCCCGTGGGTTCCAAACCATCTCGTAATCTACATTAATGTCCTTCAAAAAGTCTTCCCAAATCGATGCATCACGTTTTACCGAACCTACACCCTGATCTGCATAACTACCCATGCGTTGTAATTCACGGGGCAATTTGATCTTGCGTGGGTCTTCCACAATAACCTTCACACCCATCACGTTTTGTTGTGCCTGATCTTCAACGTATGCCATAGCGCGGTGAATCATTGTGGTTCGTATCTCGATGAACTTTTTTGTGGTTCCATCCCAAACTGCCAGGCCGGTATTCGTTCCGGGGTCGATGCCGATGTAGATCATTGTTTGCCCTCCTTCATTTCGTCGGAAAACTCGTAGGGGAAATCGCCGGTACGAGATTTTAAATATACATCACCCCAATAGTCTCCACCTTGTGGTGAATCTTGCCAAGTAAATGCACAATAGGTAGCTTTCTCTTGACTATGACAATCATCTTCAAGCCACTTACAATTCTCAATCGCCCGACTTCTATACGGTTCGGGCAACGTTTCAAGCCAACCACCTACTGTTGTCGGGCGCGTTGGCAGGGTGATTACGGGGTGTTTCATGCTCATTCCCCCCTCCGTTTTGGTTGTGTGCCGTAAATAAAGAGGAATAGGGCGGCCAATACCCCCGCGACGACCCACCACGGCACCCGAAAGGGAGCCTTCACCGTATTGACCTCCACGGGTACTTTGACTGTTTCCCCCTTGTCAATTACCCTGAACCGCGCCTTCCCGTCCTTACTGAAACTGATTTGGGCTTTTACACCCTCGTCCTCTACCGTTATTGTATCGGAGGGCCAAACGACCAATGTGGGTGCATTACGGGTTATTAGGGAGGCGATAGCCTCGCGGGGGGTACTACGCCCCTCCTCCGGCACGATAAGCCAACTATTGTCCTTAAAAGTGGCAAGGATGGAATCCACAAGGAGGTTAACCCTCGCTGTATCCGCACCCAAATAGACCATCGTTTCAAGGTAAACGGTGTCGGGGGGTATTGTCACCTCCGTCCAAACGGTGTCAGTCTTTACCAGTTCGGGGTGTTTCTTGAGGAGGCGGCTGAGTCGCTTTTGGGGTGTGCAGGATGTCAGAAGTAGTCCTGCCAATGCGATGATAAGTAGGTTTCTCATTTGTTCTTAATGTGTTGCCAAAGGTAGTGGGATAGGGCTTGCAAAAAAGCCAAAATAATGCAAAAGGGATTAGGGAGCCACTATTTTAACGCAACCCGTAACGAGTCCTCCCTTCGCCCTCGTTATGTCGAGTAGGGACACCCTCCGGTGGGGGTATCGGGCCGACAGGCGGTTACAGGTTAGCAGGAGGGCGTCGTAGGGGCGGGGATTGGTTGCCCACAGGGTTATTATTCGTCCGGTTTTCATTCTGTCTTACTGGTTTTAATGTTATTAAGGATCGTTGCTTTTATCATCTCAATGGTTCCTTGTGGAGGTTCAGGTGTCACCTCCCCTACGCTCCATTCGGTTGTCCCGTTGGCCTTTTTAATGGCGATAAAATGGTATTCCTGATCGAGTAATATTGTCCCCTCGTGGTGGGTAATTGTGCAGAGGGGCCTGTCATTTAGCTTTATCATGGCTTAGTCAAAAAAGTGAATTTCAAATGCGTTGGATGCCCGTGGGCGGATATATGTGCCTTTAGCCATACGGCTGTCACAATTAATGTCAATGTATCCATGTTTTGTCACGTACACAGACGCTTTGTGTTGATTATTTTCGCCCAAACAGAACTCGATCCGTGCATGCTGAGGTAACGGTCGGGATGAAAGCCCTTCTTGTAAGAAGGTGTTAGTGTCTGCACTTCCTTCAATTTGTTCGCTACGTTCCTTGTAATGTTTCAGGTCAGCTTCAAGTCGGTTGATTTCATTCTGCGCCCATTTGGGCAGTTTTTCGAGTTGTTCTTTTGTGTAATTCATGGCTATTTGTTTTAATTGATTAGAATTTAAGCACCTGTTGACCCCTTCGGGCTTCGCCTATGGCGAACCACCTGATTTTCCGTCTCATGTCCCAAAGTTCGGTGAATACGTACACCTTGCCTCGCCATACGCAATTTATCAAACATTCCCTTTCCCACCACACAACGGTTTCCCGTCCCACCACTTCCCGCGTAGCGGTGTCGGGTATGGTCACTGGTTTGGGCTTGGGGAAATTGTACAGGGGTTTCATATCAGGCAGTATAGGCCGGTGGCTATTATTGTCAGGGTGACAATGATGGCGAAGGCGGTTGAAACTATGGTTACTTGGTGGAGCAGGCGGGTAAATTCCTCCTCCTCCTCTTTGCGGTTGTTGTGGGGGATCATTGTTAGAGGTATTTGGTTACGATTAGTGCATCCATTATTGCTGCGTTGTAGTGGTCAGCCAGTCCGTCATACATTGCCATTAACCGTCTGACCCTTGCCTGCTTCCGGTGGCGGACGTGGTGGAATTGGGGGGCCATTGCGATACGTCCCGCTTCGCGGTAGCGGGTTTTAAGTTCCTCCAATTTGAACAGTAGGTCGTTGGCCCTGATTAGGGCTTCTTCGCGCTTAGTTTGGCTTAGTCTTGTTTCCATGTGTTCTGATTTGTTTCTACGCCCCAACCCCCGCCTGTGTCTCAGGGCGGGGCGGTCGGGGGGGTATTTCGTTGCTTAGTCTTGTTTCTGCACAAAAATGTGGGTGCCTGACCGTTCATCGTATTCATACCCTTCGGGCGCGTTGTACATTGTTGGGCCTACATACTCAAACAGGTTCATGTGTACCATTCTTCCGTCCCGTTGTTGCATCACAAAATCACTGTGAAATATTTTGGTGTCGGGTGCGTCAAATGCATTATCTCGGTAGCTCAGTATTTCGCCTGAACACACATAGTCACCATAAATAACGGACTGACTGTTTCCGCTACCAGACACCTTACACTCATCTTCCTCGCGGGGTAGCTTCTCGCGGTTTTCGTCGAAAAAGTCAAGCAAGAGAGCCTTTAATTCCTCAACCGTTGTGCTGTCATCTGTTGAGAGGTGAAAGTCGAAGCCAAGTTCTATGGCCTGAATGATCGTTTCGTTTTTGAGATCAAAATTTTTCATGTTTCTTATTAGTTTGTTATTGTGCCGCCAAAGTAGGGGCTGACGGCTTGCCCCCATTGCTAAAAATGGTTAATTGTGGATGTCTTGCTTCTGCTGTTCAGACAAATAGACCCTGTACCGTTCCCCTGTTTTCTTGCTTGTCCGGTAGTAGTACATGCCGCCCTTTGCCCCCTTATATATCGGGTAGTACCTGACATTGCCGGATGAGTCGGGGGCGGTTTGGAAAAAGTAGCCGGTTTCCACCTCTGTCGTGTCCGGCTTCAATAGGGCTGTTTTAACGGCAGTTTGCGTTGTGTCGGTTACAACAGACTGACAGGGGGCTGAAAGTGTCAGCATAAGCCCGAAAAGGGCTAACAATGTGGTTTTCATGTTTGTTTGGGTTTTATTAGTTTACAATCCGTTTGTGTTATCATATTGCGTTCCCTGCACAGTTTCGTAACCGCCTGTTGTGCGTTCCCAACCTTCTTCAATCATTTGGCATACATGGGCCCATTTGTCGCGGTCATAAGGGGACAGCGTTTTATTGAACTCAGGGTCGGAATAATCGAAGGCCAAAGTTCGGGCGTCATCTTCGTTATATCCCTTTTCATGCATTACATGGTACATTTGTTCAGGGGTCAGTTTAGACCACCATTTTGTTGATTTTCTGCTCATGGCTTCTATTAGTTTAATTATTAGTTCCCCCCGCTGCACTTGCGGCATACGGCTAAACCGGCGGGGGGTTGGGGTTAGTTATTGGTGGGCGTGGTGTACATACACTTCTGAATATCCCAAACTTTCAGTGATAGCTTTAACCGCTTCGGAGATAGCCTGATCCCCGCGCCCGCTAATATCTTCACTAAGGGTATAGCCCGCGTTCCTTATTGCCTCACTTGCTGCCGCGCTCGGTTTGTGGTATCCATAACCACCAGCGGAACCCGTGCCGGAGGTGTGGGTGTCGCTTTTACTGTCATGCACCCACATGGCACAATAGTTCTTTTGCCCCGTTCCATACAGACGCAAGTCAACGACTTCATGCATGGTGAAATTTCCGTTGTGGTCGGTTCCAACAACGAGGGCTGTATAGCTATCAAAATAGTATTTGCCCTCTTTCCTGTGGGACGTGGTAAATTTAGTTTTGGCGTCCCTGTTAAATGTTGCTTTCATGGCTTTTTCTTATTAGTGTTTTAATTGTTTATTCCTCAGTTTCCTCAGCGTCCCGTTCCTCATTCAGTTCATCAAAAAAGGTGGATATTGCGCCCTCCAATTCCTCAAATTCCTGCCTTGCATTTTCAGAGGCTAAAAGAGAGGCCAATACCTCACTACTCAAGTCCTTCGGCTCATATCCCATCTCTTGTGCAATAGCAAGGGATTCACGGAGGGAATTGTCACAGTTTGTTAGATACTCCATAGCACGAGCGTAGTAAATAATTTCCACATTGAACCCGTCCCCGTCTTCTATTGCGTCCCGCAAATCATCAAAGGATTCATGGGATTCATCAGCGAAATAAGGCAGGTCAATTTCACAGTTAAGAGTTGAGTAAAACTCTTGCATTTTTTCGAGTCTTGTTTTCATGGCTTTTTAAGTTTTGATTGTTATTAATTATTAAACTGTCAGCGACCCCAAACCCCGCTTCCCATTGGCAGGGATAGCGGGGCAACGAGGGGGGGACGCTGAGGAAACTGAGGAATAAACAATTAAAACACTAATAAGAAAAAGCCATGAAAGCAACATTTAACAGGGACGCCAAAACTAAATTTACCACGTCCCACAGG